AGGATAACACTCTAAGAAGGCGAGAACAATGCAACAAGATCACCGGCTGCTTAAGGGAGGCCCGACCAAGGGGCAGAAGGGAGGCCCGCATTCCCTGGATCCGGTCAAGGCGCTGATCGCCCAGACCGTCCAGCATTACCTCGTCTCCAGCGAGGAGAGCGGTCAGCCTCCGATCCCGCCAAAGCCCGACAATGTCGAGACGGCTGAAGGCCAGGTCATCTCCCCGACAGAGACTCTCGTCCGCGTCGTGACGACCAACCAGGGAGTCCGGTACTTCAAGGTCAAGGTCAGTGAGATGATATGACCTTCCAGGGTTACGTCTACATCCCGACGCTCAGCCGTCTCGAAATGCTCCAGAAAACCGTCCCGCGCTGGATGGAGCAAGACCTCAATATCCGGCTCGTGGTTCCTCCGGCCCAAGCGGAAGACCATAAGCAGCTTTGCCGCGATATGGCATGGCCTAGGTCCGAAGTCCGGGTCATCCAGCTTCCGCCCAAGATCTCCTACGGCCTAGGCGCAGCCCGCCACTACATCGTTAGCCACGCCGCGCGGCGAGGTCTAAAGGCGATCATCATCAGCGATGACGATCACCGGCCGAAGCGCGGCACGAATATGTGGGATCTCATTGCCGCGGCAATGGACCCGGAAGCGCTTGGCGTAGGCGCAAGCCGGAGCCTTACCGACCGATTCAATGGCGGAGCCCTAACCCGGAACAGCGGCGTCATTCTCTGCCCCGGAGGATGGGGCTTTACCGTATTCGGGCTCAACATCGACAACGCCTTGTGGTGCGGGAATTTCGACCCAGCGCTCCATACCTTCGCGGACGATGCGGAGCTAGCCCGGAACGGCATTGCCCGTGGGCTTATCTGGCGGATGCACTGCGACGTCTGGATCGAGCAGATGAACAACCGCTACGATCCGGGCGGCATGAACTCCCTCTTTGGCGAGGACGTAGATAAGCGGCGCGAGTCTGAGAAGGACAACCTGACCCTCCTCTACTCGCGCTGGCCCGACTACGTTGCTCCTCCAGACAAGAAATACCGGATGTCCTGGAGCAAGATGCTAACCGACTACATCCCGGACTGGAAGGCCCGGAGCGCTCTCCACGGAGGCTCGCTATGACCGACTGGACCGGAGGCCCGGACCCGGAGTACAACCAGGAGCTGAACTCAGACTGGGGACCGGATGAGGTCCGGGATGCGGATGAGCGCGGGAGCCGCGCGCCGGATCACCGCGTCAACGTCCCGGAGACGGCCTAGGACGGACTCCGGAGCCCGCGCGGCTACCTCGCCTCGCCTCGCGGGCTCCGGCCCGGCTCCGGCCGTCCTAGAGCCCTGCAGAACGGGTAGCCAGCGGTCTCAATCTCGGGTAGACTTGAGACGCAAGGCGAGGCGAGAGGCGAGGCGAAGTGGAAGCCGAGATCACCACGGACGGGAAACGGATTCTGGCGCGTATCCCGTATGCGAACGGCTCCGGCCCGAAGTGGGCTAAGAAGGTCCCCGGAGCGCGGGCCGAGTGGGACAAGACCGGGCCCAAGGATGAGTTCAAGGGCTGGAGCTACCCGCTTACGATGGACACCTGCCGGGGATTCCGGAAGGTCTTTGGCGATGAGCTTTCCGTCCTCCCGGCTCTGACCCGCTGGGCCAGGGCTCAGGTTGAGGTAGAGGAGACGGTTGAGGCCGCCCGTGAAGAGCTGATCAGCGAGGCGACCTTTGCGCTACTCGCGGACGAGGCTCCGGACCTTATCAAGGCGATGCGTAACCGGCCGTACCAGGTAGCTGGAGCTGCCGCGATGCTCGCGGCGCGGAACTTCATCCTAGGCGACGATCCCGGACTAGGCAAGACGCTCCAGACGCTCGCCGCGCTAGTCGAGTCAGACTCCAAGACCATTCTGGTCGGCTGCCGGAAGTCCGCTATGCGGACCGTGTGGGAGCGCGAGACTCTGCGGTGGACTCCCGGAATCGCTACCTTTGTCGTCCAGGGTACCCGCGCGGAGCGCGAGGCGATCATGGAGGAGTTCGCGAACTTCCCCACGACGATCCCTGGAATCCGCAAGATGCTGATTATCAATATCGAGATGATCCGCGCCAAGCGGCTAGAGATCTGCCCGGACGCTAAGGCGGATGGGAAATGCCCCTACAATCAGTGGACCCGGCCGCGCGACCATAAGCACTCATTCGAGTTTGACGCTTTGTGGCCCCAGCTATTCGAGCAGACCTGGGATGCGATCGTCCTTGACGAAAGCCATAACCTCCTCGCGTCAACCGCGAACTACCAGTCCAAGCGGATTACCCAGGGCCGGTACGGAGCCGTTATGCTCCAGATGCGGTGCCTCCGGGAAGGCGGCCTGACGCTCGCGCTCTCCGGGACTCCGTTCCGCTCTAAGCTTGAGAAGGCGTGGGGAACGCTTAACTGGGTCCGCCGTGACGTATTCGGCTCGTACTGGAAATGGGCGGACATTCACTTCGGAGTCGAGCAGGGCCAGTACTCCAAGATTGTCGGAGGCGGCGCAAAGGTCCTCAAGCCAAAGGACGAGGAAGCCTGGGACCGGATGCTCCGTCCGCATTACCTCAAGCGGACCAAGGCCGTAGCGGCTCCGGACCTCCCGCCCATTATGTACGCGGGTACTCCGCTAGCGGACAACCCGGACGGCGGGAACTACGTCCAGCTAGAGATGGACGAGGAGCAGGCCCGGATCTACAAAGAGATGGAGGAAGAGGCCGAGGCAGAGCTGGAAGGCCGGACGATCACGGCGACGGGTACGCTCCCGGAGATCACCCGGCTCCGCCAGTTCGCGAACGCGGCCGGGCGAGTAGGCGACGGCCGGGAAGTCCTCCCGGCTCTCCCATCGAACAAGCTGGAGTGGCTCGTAGAGTTTATGCAGGAGCGGGAGGGTACCGGGGCTAAGGTCGTGGTGGCCAGCTCGTTTACGGCGATCGTAGAGCTTGCCGCTGCTACTCTCCGGAAGGAAGGCTTTGAGGTCCTGACGCTAACCGGTGCGACTAAGGACCGGGACCGGGCGGACCTCGTGGCGAGGTTCCAGGACCCCAATGACTCGCTCCAGGTAGTCTGCCTAAACCGGATGGCCGGAGGCGAGTCGATTACCCTTGACGCGGCCGATGAGATGGTCGTTATCGACCAGCCCTGGATCTCCGACCAGGATGAGCAGCTTGAGGCGCGTATCCACCGCGTCTCGCGGATTCACCAGGTTACCGTTTACCGGCTGATCTCGCTGGGGACGGTTGATGAGTGGATGGCCTCCCTGACGACGGAGCAGCGCGCGGTAGTCGCGACGGCGAGCCCGCGTAAGCTCTCAGAGCTAATGCGCGAGGCCCGGACGGAAAGGAAGGCGGCATGATAAGCACGCCCCGGATCTGCCAGATGTGCGGGGAGTTCCTCCCGCACTACTGCGCCGCTACCGTCCGGATAACGATTGTCCGGCTCCGGCCGAGCCAGGGCCAGCGGACCCGCTGGAGGAAGACCATAATTATCCAGGATCGGATGCCGCCATACCGGGAGGCCCGGAGTACGCTAATAACAACGACCAGGAGAGGCTGGGAGATATCATGAGTGAGTGGGCGGAATTCGCGCGGCACCGGGACCGTATCCGGCAGGGCGAGCGGATCAGGGGCAAGGTAGGGCTTACCACAGAACAAGAGTGGGACTGGTATGATTCCGTGGGGCTCGCGCTCCGGATTATCGGCCGGGACTGGCGCGACGATCTTACAGACGAGGAGGACGCTTTTGTCCTCGCGTTCGCGGACGAGATAGGACCCAGGCCGGAATGCGAACTTCCCTGTGGTCCTTGCTCCTCCGCTGCGGGCGAGGAGATTTACCACGGAGCCCTAGGCTGTCCTAGGCCGGAGCGCGAGCGATGAGAGGCCAGAAGAGCCCGTGGGGCCAGAGCGTTGTCGTATTCGTCGCCTTCTGGCTCGCGGCGGCACTCCTCTGTATCGGGCTCCCGCTTTACCTAACCAGGGGCCACTAATGCCGTGGGGCGGGATGCGGACGGTAACGAACGCTCCGCGTCATCCTCGCGAGGTCCGGGAGCGAATGGAGGTTGAGGGAGTTATGATCCCGCTAACCGGCGAGCAGGCCCTGCTCCGGCTAACCCTGGACTGCCGGTTCCCGGAGGAGAAGGCGCGACGGCTCCTGAATATCGCCTGGGAGTTCGGCCAGAAAGCGGAGCCGTATCCTGGGGGCTATGTTCATATCTGGTACCACGGACAGGAGGATACCACCCATATTTTCTCGGTGATAGAGCACTTCGGGAATTCGCAGCCGGGAAAAGTAGCGCCGAAGAATGCCCCGCGCTATAATCAGAGTAGGACTAAAACGCCACGCCGGGAATCCGGGACGGCGGAACCACCCAAACCGAAGGGAAAAACTGCTATGCCTCCGACCAAGAGGACCCGCCAGGCCGCTGCCCCGGAGCCGGAGCCGACCGACGAGGTTGACTTCACCAAGTACGTCGCCAAGGAATTCAGCCCGACCATGAAGGACTACATCGAGTGGTTCGAGCAGAACGTGGCCAGCCTGGACGACCTGGAGGTGGACCGGATTCTGGTCCTGGGCGTCTCGATGTACTCCCACTTCCAGAAGTCCGACTTCAACATCGACCGGCGCGAAGCGCGGCGCGCGGAGCGTGCCCAGGCCGGGGACGCGGAGGCGGACGCTAAGCCTCCGGCCCGGACCCGTACAGGCTCCGCGTCCGCGAAGCCCGCTCCGGCCCGTACGGCTCGTGCCGGTGCTGCTTCCGGCCGCGCGGCCGGCAACGGGAAGCCTCCGGCCCGCTCCGGCAAGACCACCAAGACCCGCGCAGCGGCCGGAGCGGCTGCCGCTGGCGGTGACGCTCCCTTCTAACCCTCGCTCCCCAGAGACGCCAGGCCCGGTCCGGTATCCACCCCCCACCGACCGGGCCTGGCCCTTCTGGTCCCTACCCGGAAGGGTAAAACCGCGAAAGCCTCCCTGAACATACAGGGGAAGTCCGGGTAGGGTCCAGAGGGTAAACGAGAGAGGCGAGGAAATGACGGCGATAGATCTAGGGCTCCCTACAATCCGTACCTCGGAGCGCGCGGCCGCAAAGCGGTGCCCCTGGCGATGGTGGCAGGAATACCGGGAAGGCTGGCAGCCGCGCTATAGGCAAGCCGACGCACTCTGGTTCGGAATCGGCATTCACGAGGCCCTATCCCAGTGGTACCTAAAGGGCAAGCGGCGAGGCCCGCATCCGGCCGAGACGTTTGAGGCCTGGTGCGGCGACGAGATAGCCTATGCGAAGTCCTGGCTGGACGATAACTTTGAGGAGCCCGTCTGGTACGAGGCCAAGGACCTCGGAGTGACGATGCTAGAGGGATATGTGGACCTCTGGGGCAAGGACCCCCAGTGGTCCATCATTGCGACGGAGCAGCCATTCGCCGTTACCATTACGAGCCATGGCCGGCCTGTGGCTATCTTCCGCTCGCGCTGGGATGGAGTATTCCGGGACCTCCGAAACGGTAAGGTCTACCTGCTCGAAACCAAGACGGCCTCATCCATCGATACGGCCTACCTTGAGCTTGACGATCAGGCCGGGAGTTACTGGGCCGTCGCAACCCTCCTCCTCCGCAAGGCCGGAGTCCTCAAGAAGGGCGAGGAGATTGAGGGCATCCAGTATAACTTCCTCCGCAAGAAGATGCCGGATGAGCGGCCGGTAAACGCTGACGGCCTCGCGACGAATACGCCGACAAAAGAGCATTACCTGGAAGCGCTCCAGCTAGCCGGTATCCGGTTTGTCGAGCAGTCGAGTCCAAAGAGCGGTCCGATCGCCATCGAGAAGGCCAAGGTTGGCGATCTCAAGGTAGCCGCTAACTTTGCCGGGCTTGAGGTATTCGGAGAGGTAAGCAAAGTCCAGCCCACTCCGCTATTTGAGCGGCCAGAGCCAATCCTCCGGTCAGGTCCGGAATGCGCCACTCAGCTCCAGCGGATTGCGGACGAAGTAGAGGTCATGAATGCCTACCGTCGCGGTGACCTCCCGCTCATAAAGACTCCGGCAAAAGACTGCCCGCGCTGTCCCTTGTGGGGTCCCTGCCGGCTCCACGAGCGCGGTAGCGATTCGTACCTGTCCGTACTAGAATCGAATTACGTCCGGGTTGATCCCTATAAGGATGACCTGAAGAGCGCGAGCGGATACGCCTAAACGGAAGGCAAGGAAATGCCCCCAGCGAGGACCCCAGCATCTACCCGTCCCAAGGCCGTCCAGCAGCGCCAGCGGCGGCAGACCGCGAAGCAGGAGGCGGAAGCTCCCCAGATGCTAATGGAGGCGACCGTTGAGATAACGGAAGTCCCCCTGGCTTATCACCAGCCTCCGGTCAAGATCCTCCTCTATGGCCCGCCCGGAGTCGGCAAAACCCGGCTAGCGGGTGGCGCGCCGCGAGCGGTATTCCTCTCGACGGAGATTGAGGGTGCCGTCTCCGCAAAGGTAGCGGGCTCGCAAGCCCGGCTCTGGCCCGCGCCAACGTGGGAGCACGCCGTGGCCGGCGTCAAGAAGGGAGTCAAAGAGCTAGGCGAGGACGACTGGCTGATCGTGGACTCCGGAACGCGCATGCAGGAAATGTATATGCGCTGGATCCTCAAGACGATCAACGCCAAGAACCCGGCTCGCGACCTCGACATCCCGGCCATCAAGGACCACCAGAAGTACCAGAACGGATTCAAGCGCTGGGTCGATATGCTTATCGACGGCCCCATGAACGTCATCTTTATTTGCAACTCGATGAATGCGGAGGACGCGGAAGGCGAACCGCGCGTAATCCCCTTGCTGCTCGGCAAGAAGGGCGAGATATCCGACTACATTTCGGCTCAGTTCGGTATCGCGCTATATTACTCCGTAGCGCGTGAGTCGCGGGAGGCGGATGCGATAGGGCCGGAGATCGTCCGGCGAGTCCTAGCCCAGCCGTTCCCTCCGTGGTTCGCCAAGGACCGCTATGACGCTCTCGGAGCCTATCAGGACGTAGGCTACAAGGACGACACGGCGATGGCCCGGATGATTGACGACATCCAGAAAGCCCGGAAGGAAATTGGAAACCTCCCTGACCGTTCTAGCCGACCCAGACGTCCAGCCGGACGGGTGGCTGGTAAAACACGTCGGTAAGCGGCATCCGTATCTGCGGTACGTAACGAGAGGAGAGCATGCGGCGGATCATCGGCTCAATCCCGAAAGGCAAGACCACGAACACGAAAGGCGATAGGAATGCCAAAGCTACGCGATACTGCTGATCTCGACGTTGATGCCCTTGAGGCAGTCGAGTATTCCACTGAGCGCTATTCCGACTACGCGGGCGAGATCCCGCCCATCGGCCTGGAGCTTTCCGGCTACGTCAAGAAGATCTGGTGGACCCGGAGCGCCAACGACGATCCCATGCTCAAGGTCCTCTGGATCGCGGACGGAAACGAGGGTGACGCGGAGGAGTACAACGGCTGCCCGTTCTGGCTCAACGCCGCGCTCATCCCTGGCGCCAAGTTCCGCTGGGACCCGTTCCTCCTCGCGTACGGCCTCACGCTCCTGGAGGTCAAGACCAAAACGTACGTCGCGAAGGAAGAGGACTCCAAGGGATTCATCATCGAACGGATCGGCACCTGGAAGCCCGGAGCCGACCGGGACGAGGCCTGGTGCCGGATCATCACCGGCCAGGAGCCCTACAACGGCTCCATTCAGGCCATCGCAGAAGAATGGCTCCCCTGGGATTACGAGCCGGACGATGAGGAGCCGGATGATGTGGAGGACGAGGCCGACCCGGACGAGGACGAGCCAGAGGATGAGGAGCCGGACGAGGACGAGCCGGACGAGGACGAGGACGATGATGAGGACGAGCCGGACGAGGCTCCGGCCGTAACTCCGGCGCGAGCCCGCAGGGCTTCTGGCCGGGCGGCCGGTAGCGCTCGCGCTGCCCAGCCCGCTCGCGCCGCTAGGACGGCCTCTAAGCCCGCGAACGCGAAGACCGGGACGCGGACCCGCGCGAGCGCGGCTAAGGCCGCTCCGGCGCGTACGGCCCGCGCTAGCGCTACCTCCGGCCGGGCGGCCAAGACTCCGGCGCGGTCCACCCGGACTAAAAGGCGCGCAACCGACAACGACCCGCCATTCTGAGGATCTGGCGGCAACCGTCAAGCGGCTCCGTGAGGAGCTACATCAGGAGCTAATGGCCCAATCCTGGTCGGGAAAACGGCCAGGCTACTAGACGAGGAACCATGACCGACTTCTCCAACCCGAACGGCGAGGATGGCGCAATGCCGAGCGTCGAGACTCTTGACCCATTCCTCTCCCGGCAGCCCAGCTCCATCGGGTTCTGCTCCTCGCCTCTCCCGAACAAGCACCAGATAGGCGATATCTAGGGAGGACCCGCCATGTCCCGAGTAGTCATACTGGGATGTGGCCCGGCCGGACTGGCGGCGGCTGCGGCCGCCGTCAGCTCCGGCCACGAGGCCATTATCATAAGCAATACTGACAAGCCATCGACGCAGTACGGAGCCCAGTACCTTCACGCTCCGGTTCCTGGATACGAGGACGTTCCCAAGGTCCGCGTTACCTACTCACTCAACGGTACGCCGGAGGAATACCGCAAGAAGGTCTACGGCGGACTGTGGACCGGGAAGGTAAGCCCGGAGGACTTCGCCGGAGATCACGACGCCTGGGACATCCGCGCGACGTACGTGCGGCTCTGGGCCGACCTCATTAGCGGGCTCCGGGCCGGTCTCATCCAGAGGCAGATCAAGAATGGCGGCATCCCGTTTATCCGGAGCCTCCGGCCCGATCTAATCGTCTCAACCATTCCGGCTAAGGCCCTGTGCCAGAATCCGGGCCACGAGTTCCGGAGCCACGTGATCTACGCGGACGGCTCTACGTCATCCGTGACTATGCCGGACGATACGGTTATCTGTGACGGGACGGAGGAGAATGCCTGGTACCGGATCAGTAGCGTGTTCGGGTACCGGACGACAGAATGGCCTGCCCGTCGCGTCCCTAGGCATTCCGGTGCAGTCCAGGTAGTCAAGCCGCTCTGGACCAACTGTAACTGCCACCCGGAAGTCCTCCGGGCCGGACGCTACGGGGCCTGGGAGAAAGCCCGGCTAGTCCACGAGGTATACCCGGCCGTCCGCGAGGCCCTAGACGTCTGGAAGCATAAGGCCGGTACGGACCCGGAGGAGGAACGTCAGTGGAGGATGTAGGGCCTTTCCGCTCGCGGGCTGACGCTCCGGTCGTGGCGCTTGACATCGACGGCACGATGGGGAACTATCACGCGCATTTCCTCTGGTTCGCCACCCACTGGTTTGGCCGGGAGTTCCCGCATCCCGAGGAGGTCAACCCCGGAATCCGGCTCTCCACCTTTATGGGGATTACCCACCGGGAGTACCGTGAGTGTAAGCTCGCCTACCGCCAGGGCGGCCTGAAGCGGTTTATGCCGGCGTACGAGGGAGCCGACCGGGTAACCCGGAGGATACGGAAGGCCGGAGCGCAGGTCTGGATCTGTACTACCCGGCCGTACCTCCGGCTAGACAACATTGACCCTGACACTCGCGAGTGGCTACGGCGGAACGGGATTCAGTATGACGCCGTGATCTGGGAAGGGATAGACGAGGACGATCCGACCAAGTATGCCGACCTCATTAATCAAGTCGGTACTGACCGGATCGTCGCCGTAGTTGAGGACCTCCCGGAGCAGATAGCCGACGCCCACAAGAACGGCATTCAGACGGTCTATATGATGGACCAGCCGTATAACCGGGAGCCCGCGACTCCGGACGCATACCGCATTAGGGACCTAGATGAACTGTGGGGTAACCTAGAGGTAGACCTCAGTATCTGGTACGAGAACCACGGAGGCTAGAATGACAATGAAGGCAACGCTCCAGGAGCAAGCTGAGCTAATGGAAGAGGAGATAGCTCATCTCCAGGATGAACTCCAAAAGGCTCGCGAGGAGCACGACAAGTTCGTCAACGAGTGCCTGGAGCGAATTCCGGAGAGCTACGACTGCGACGATGCCGGTGAGGCGATCGTCCTCAAGTTCATAGGGGACATGGATACGCTTGGCGGCCTCATCGCTAAGCTAACCTCTGGATTCCGCTAATCCCATGCCTGCCCATTGCCCGTCCTGCGGCTCGCCGGAGCCCAGGCTCCATCCGGCCCTAGGTCCGGACGGCGAGGTAACCCGGATCTGCCAGGACAAGTTCCACGATGAGGAGCCAAGGCTCCGGCTAAGCCCGCACCTTGGCCTTTACCTCCATATACCAAAGAAGGCGAGACTAGACAATGACGAATCATGACCCGGAATCCTGCCCGTTCGGCCACATCGATGGAATGTGCGCCGGAGAGGAACTCCGGCTAACAACCGGCCGTACCGAAAGCAATGCCGAGTTCGATAACTGGCCCCAGGATGAAGCGGCTACTGACCTGGTCCGGTGGGCCGACCGGGCGATGTTCCGGGCACAGCCGCTCGCGGAGGACGGCGAGCAGGTTCAGATATCCGTCTCCGTGGTCGATATGACCCGGAACCCGCTCAAGGTAATGGCCGCTCCGTGGCTTGGCTACCGGGGACGTTTCGTCCTCCCGGATCAGGTGACGGACGAGGAAGCCCGCGCATTCGCGGCCGATGCCCTGAAGAGCAAGATTGCGGCCCCACTCGAATGGTGTCAGGTCGCGCTCCTGATCCAGGGAGTCTCCCGCGACTTTACCCATCAGATCGTCCGGCAGAGGACGGCGACATTCGTTCAGGAGTCGATGCGGTTCGCGGTAAAGGACCGGGCGGCCGACGAGGTACCGGAGCCGATCTCGATAGCCGGGCTCGCTGAGGATGACCCGCTCGCGAGGATCTGGCACGACCACGTGGCCCGGACCGGATGGGTCTACAACGCTCTCGTCCACGGCGGCATCCCGGCTGAGGACGCGAGGAAGGGCCTCCTGATCGGGACCACGACCCAGCTCCATTACCGGACGAATCTCCGGGACCTCATTAACCATGCCGGGCTCCGGCTCTGCTCCCAGGCCCAGGCCGAATGGAAGGAGGTCTGGAAGCTAATCGCCAAGGCCATCGGCAGCTACGGCCCGGAGGAGGACCGCTGGCAGCAGCAGGCGATCGTCAGGCTATTCAAGCCGGTCTGCTATTCGACCGGGAAATGCGAGTTCATGGGCGAGGCCGACCGCTGGTGCGTAATCCGCGACCGGGTAGAAGCGCATCACCGGAACGGCGACCGGCCGGAGGACTGGAACGACATCAATCCCCTGGAGCCGCTCCACCCGGAGTCCGCCCGTCGTGCCTGATGCGGAGGAAGGCCCACGGGATATCTACGGGAAGAGGCCTGCCATTACTATGTCCCAATGGGCCATCGAGACGCAAGCGGCGAGAGCCCGCCTAGAACGGGCCATTAAGCTCCATAAGTTCCTCGTCAAGGAAAGGGAAGCAAATGAGCGAAACCCCAGCCGGAAGCCAAGACCATTCCCAGTCAGTTACGGACCAGGAACCTTTGGTCCCTCTGGATAGCCCAATCGTATTCGCCCACGTCGTGGCGGAGGCGATCCGGGAACTCATTGAGGAGTCCCACCTTCACGAGTGGGAAATCCTCGGCGTATATAATCCTCCTAGCCGTCCGGTAATCCACCCCCTGGCCCCGATGGCTGTCCCATCCACCTTTGTCCTAATCCGCTGCGGTTACTGTAACCTCCCGCAGTCGATTGAGCTAGAGGGAGTCTGGACGGAGGAACAGGTCATGAAGAAGATCATCAAGAACGAGGAACAGTAAAATGGAATCGAACGAGAGCCACCGTGACGCCGCTTACGACTTCCTTAAGTCGGTCGGCCTAGAACCGAACCCGGACGCGGTAGGACAGCTCTCCGGCCCGTTTACGGACGCTCTAGCGATCATCTGTGAGCGCGGCTATACCCGGCCGGACGAGGACGGCTCGTCATTCTTCTGGCAGCGGCGCGGATGGAAGGGCCTCGTCCACGACATCCTTGACAACGCCTTCCGGCTCCAGCTGTTCTCCTGGAAGCAGAATGAGTACTATGAGAATGGCGCAGTCGACCTCATCAACTTCGCTGGCTTCTATATGCGGCTCCGGAACAAGGGCTCAAAGTGGGGCGACATGGGAGAGCCCGGATGACTGACGGCAACGGATTCACAGACAAGCTCCCGCCCCACAAAGACCCACGGCTCCCGGCCGCAGCCATCCTTATCGGCCGGACCGGCGCAACGGAGTTCGGGCTCCGCTACTGCGACGAGGAGCAGCCAACGGTCTGGATCGCCTATGGCAAATGGCACGACATCTGGGAATGCGCGGCCGGGATGGATGCCCTTGTGGCGACCTTCCGGCTCTGTGATCAGGTCATCGACGGCGGCAAATGTACGCACTGCGGCCGTCCGACCGGGTTTATCAGCGACTATGATGCCCGGCCTCCGTTCCAGCTCGTGTGCTGGTATGCGTACGACCGGAGGAAGAAAGAGTTCGTACGAGGCTGCGGCGGATAGGCGACCCTAATGGCGATGCGTTTCGTTAACCTCCACCATCATACGACGTTCAGTTTCGGGGACGGCTTTGGGCCGGTAGCCGATCATGTGGCGCGAGCGGTGGAGCTTGGCTATTACGCAATCGCCGCGACGGAGCACGGGAACGTCTCCTCGCACTTCCAGCTGGAGGCTCACGCGCTCCGGGCCGGTATAAAGCCGCTGTTCGGCCTTGAGGCTTATACCGGCCCGTTAGACGAGGGACGCCGCTCTCAGTGTAAGTATCACCTAACCATAATCGCGGAGAATACCCATGGCTATCAGAACCTCAACCGGATCGTCAGCCAGTCCTACCTTGACAGTTATTACCATCCAACCGTCTCCGGCGAGTCTCTTGCCGCGAATGCGGATGGGCTTGTGGTCATGTCAGGGTGTACCGGAAGCCTTCTTGCCTGCTCGCTCGTTGGCGGGAAGGGCATCCCAGAACCGGCCTCCCGCGACGGCTACGCCTGGGATGACGCGCGCCTCGTTATCTCGCGCTTCCTCCGGCTATTCGGGAGTGAGCGGTTCTTTCTGGAAGTCCAGCCATTCTGGGAGCTAGAGAAATCCCGCGCAATCAATACGGCCTATGCGAAGCTCGCCCGCGAGTTCGGCATTCGTATGGTCGTAACGAATGACGTCCATTACCCGCATCCGGATGACTCTGAAATGCAGGCAATCCTCCACGCGGTCCGGCGCGGTAAGCATACCGTTGAGGAGGCAATGCGGGAATGGAATTATGAGGTCCCGATGACGCTCCCGGAGTCCGACCGGGCTCTAGGCGAGCGGCTCCTGAAGACCGGCCTGACACGGGACGAGGCCTGGGGAGCAATCTGCGCCTCGCGCGACATAGCGGAAATGTGTACGGTAAAGCTACCAAAGGCGGAACGACTCCGCTACCCAATAAGCCCGGAAGACCTCAAGCCATGGTAGACCGGCTGCGCTATGACGGCCCTAAAGGCCAGAGCTATTCAGAGCTGATGAGCGGGAAGAGGCTACGGGCAAACGCTCTAGACCTCGCGAGCGGGATGCTTGTAACGCTAGCTGGGTATGACGAGGAGTCGGCCTGGCCGCTGATTGAATGGACCGATGGGAGCGGGTCGGCCCGGATCACGACAATAGACCCAGTAATGTTCGCGGAATTCTTCGCCCCAGTAATAGAGGAGTGGTAATGACTCAGTGGGATCACCCATACAACCTGATCGGCATGCTAAGGCTCGGAGCCGACCGGCCGCTAGTCGCGGACTGGATCCCGGACGGAGACGGCCTTACGCTTAACCTCGGAGCCGGGAACAAGCTGATCCGGAATTCCGTGGCCCTAGACCTCCCGAAGTGGGATGCGGACATCGACCCCATCCCCTACCGCGACGGAGCCGTCACGACGATCTACGCGCTCCACTTCTTCGAGCACGTCAGGCATCCGATCAATCTCCTGCGCGAATGCCAGCGGGTCCTTAAGCCCGGAGGCCATCTCAACATCGTGGTCCCCCACTGGAATACCCAGCTCGCGCATTCCGACCTCGACCACAAGAGCTTCTGGGACGAGGAAACCTGGAGCCGAATCCTCGCCAACGACTACTATGAGAAGAACCACGACGGCTGGGAATTCCATATCGGGACGAACGTCCTTATGGGAATTGCCGCCCGGAACCTCCTAATCGTCACCCAGCTGATTAGGGACTAGCCGTGAATGACCGCGATACCGGATTCTGGATCCAGGACAAGGAAGGGCTCTGGTGGCAGCTAATGCCGGCCGGACCCTACCCGGAGCCGCGCGAGCTTAGCCAGGAAGAGCGGGCCACTGCCGCCTGGAGCTATATGCGATCTAGGCTCGCGCCGAAGATCGATCAGATATACATCCAGGCCGGGAAATATGAGACGTATATCCGCAATAGCCCGGAGGACTATTCCGAAGGCATGACGTAAAGGATAATGGCCGGGGATGAACAAGATACGCACGAGGCTCCTGGAGCTATTTATGGAAGAGCTACGGCTCCGTGAACAGCTTACCGGGAGGGATAGACTTACCCTCTATCATCAGTTCAGGGAAGTCCTAGAGCAGCCAGAAGGGAATGGGCCTGATGCCGACACCGTACCTGAGATACCAGTCCCGTGTGAGATTCCCTCCGCGCGTGTGGGGTCCTATACCGACCCGGTCGCAGCCGCTCTCTACCAGTCTTCAGATCACCGCCATTCCTGATAGGGGATCGCACTATGCGTAACGTCCTCGCGGATACCTCGGAGATAGCGGCCGAGGAACTCCTGTGGCGCTGGTGCCGGTATGGCTGGAACTTCCGCCAGATCGGAAAGAAGCCACAGGCGGTCCAGGACTGGCACGGAGCCCGGATCAAGCGCGAGATGGATATGATCCTCGGCAAGAAGCTCCCTGACTTCTTTCTGTTTACCTCGGATACGATCCGCTGGGCCAAGGACAACGGCGTGGTTATCGGTCCGGGCCGTGGGTCGACTGCGGCTAGTGACGTCGCGTACCTAACCCGGATTACGGAGGTAGACCCGCATAAGTACCCAAGCATGATCTTTGAGCGCTTCCTTGACGTTACCCGGCACGACCCGCCCGACATTGATGTCGACTGCTCGGACGAGCAGCGCTATATGGTCCGGGATTACCTCGCCTATAAGTATGGCGCGGCCTGCGTAGGCCATATCGGGAACTTCATCAAGTACAAGGCTAAGAACTCGCTCAAGGATATCGGCCGGGTATACCAGATACCGATGTGGGCCATAGAGACGATCGCTAACCTTGCGATTGAGCGGAGCGGTGGCGACTCGCGGGCCGACGCTACGCTGACGGATACCTTTGAGATGTTCCCGTCCGCTCGCGAGGTTCTAGAGCAGTTCCCGGACATCCTAAAGGCCGCGCGGCTTGAAGGCAATTACCGGGGCCTGTCGATCCACGCCTGTGGCCTTATGGTAGCGAACTCCCCGCTGACCGACGTCTGTGCGGTCTATACCGGGAAGGACGGCGAGCAGGTAGCCTCCATTGATAAGATTGACGCGGAGTACATTGAGGCGCTCAAGCTTGACTTCCTAGGGCTCTCGACTCTAGGCATTATTGCCCGCTGCCTCCGGATGGCCGGCCTAACGCTCGCAGACCTCTATGCGATCCCGGATACGGACGAGAGCGCGCTCAACGTATTCCGGAAGAATGACCTTGTCGGCATCTTCCAGTTTGCCGGCCGCGCTACCCGTCTCGTTAACCGGGACGTAGCGCCGGAGGACTTCTGGCATATCGTCTGTATTAATGCGCTCAGCCGTCCGGGTCCTCTGTTCTCCGGGCAGACGGCGGAATTCATAGAGGTCCGGCACGGCCGGGCCATCCCGACCTCGCTCCACCCGATTGTGGATGAGATCACCAAGGACACGTACGGCCAGATGATCTTTCAGGAGCATATCCTCCGGTGTCTCAAAGAGATCGGTAATCTTGACTGGACTAACGTCCATCATATCCGTCGCATTATCGCGAAGAAATCCGGCCAGGCGGCATTCCAGCAGAACTTCGATGCCTTCGCTCAGGGAGCGGCCGACCTCCACGGAATCGAGCACGAGCTAGCCGACCAGATCTGGCACCGCCTCGTAACGGCCGGGACCTATGCCTTCAACGTAGCGCACGCCGTCAGCTATTCCCTCCTCGCGTTCTGGACCGCCTGGCTCAAAGCCCACTACCCGCTAGAGTTCTATGCGGCCTGCCTCCAGAAGGCGACCGGCGACAAGGAACTGACATTCCGGCTCCAGCGCGATGCGCTCGCGCACTCGATTGATATCAAGCCGCCGCAGCTAGGGATTAGCACTCAGACCTGGACGCCGCATTACGAGATCAACGACAAGCGGCCGGAGCTAAGCCGCATGGAGCTGGTTGCGGGCTGGTCGGCCGTTCCGGGGATCGGAGCGGCTAAGGCTCCCGCGCTCGCGGAGCGCGCCGCTACGGCCCTAGAGTGGAAGGACCTAACGGAGGTCCCCGGCATCGGTGACAAGACCGTAGAGACGATCCGGCGTTTCTCCGGAGCCCGTGACCCGTTCGGGCTCTACCGGACGGAGCGCAAGCTAAAGGCCGTCCACCGCTGGCTGAAGGCCCAGAAGGCCATCCCGCTCCCGACCCACGACGGAAACGCGCTAGCCATTATGAAGGTCCCGGACTGGAGGCAGAACGGAGGCCGGTTTACCCCTGGCCCGCTCGTGGTTTACTTTGGGGTAGTAAGGCGAGTCGAGTACAAGGACGTCATAGAGGACGAGCGGAGCCGGACGGGCGAGGAGATAGAGGAGATCATCAAGAGGCTTAAGCGCCCGGACCTCGCGAAGCGCGCAACGCTTCATATGTACGACACCAGCGATGAGGAGGTTTACGCCCGTGTTAACAGATGGCGTTTCCCAGAGCTAGTAAGTACGCTAGAGCGAATCCGCATCAACAATGATGTAGTGGTAATCCTGGGGAACCGTATAGCCGGGTTTGGTACCCCAATCCGAACCGAACGAATTTGGGTAATAGACCCAGCCTAGGGAGAAAAGCGATGACTACAGTTCAGGACCACAACGCTCCGGTAAAGCCTGAGCCGGAGATTGCCCGCGTACCGCATCCAGATGACATGGATCTGGAACTATTCATCAAGCACTTTGCGGCGAGGCACGCGGACTCTCTCCCAGAGGACTACCGGCTATCATCAGTCAACATGACTCCGTACGTGGAGGACTGCTGGCGACGTTTTCACGAGCGGCTCCACCGGCTCCGGACGGGGCCCAACGGCGGGTACGAGCACGAGCACAAGATCCCGACTTCAAGGGGCAAGAAATGACTGAGGAAGAGGATGCCCTAGCCCGGCTCGCGGCAGGCTACAAGGCCCAGCGCGCGGACGGCGACCCTACCCGGACAGAGTACGGATTCATGATAATCCTTACCTGCCCGAATACGATGGACCGGGAGGCTGTGGAGCGCGACCTCCGTAGCTCCCTCGGGTTTGGCCAGCCGGTCATCGCGCTCCTGTACGATGTCCCGGCTCCGCGCCCCATAGAGGTGGCCAGGACCACCGGCGCGCGGCTCTAGGAAGCTCCCTAGCCCGTCCGGGCTCCGGACCCTAGTCCTAGGCCGTCCGGAGCCCGGAGAGGCCCGGAGGATCGCTCTCCGCTCGCTCGCGGGCTCTCCGGGCCGGATTCGCCGTCCGCGACCGTCCCGGATCGCTGCTGCCCCTAGCGTTTCCCTCCATTCCGGGCTAGGGTCAGCCCCGTCAGCGGGAGGCTCGCCAGGCGACGGAGGCGAGATAATGACCAGAGGTAATCACTCCGACCTCATATCAGATACTGGCCCGTGGTATAACCCGCGAGGCCGCGACACCCTTAGCCCATCAATCCTTAGCAGACCGGCTCCAGGCCATCAGCCCGGACGCCATAGACGTAACGGAGTCCCAGAGGTAATCGACATACCACAGCCCGCGAGGAAGATTCGGCCAAAGTACATCGTAGCCGCAACGCTGACGGCACTCCTCGCGGTTCCTGCTTTCTGGATGGCGGACTACATAGCGACGCACGACGGACCGGGAACGGTCCCGGAGGTAACCCGGACGGCCTACCTGCCGATGACCCTCTACGGGAACGGACTGCAGGAACCAATCTGCGTATTCATCACGCAGTCCGGGAAGGCCTGGAAAGCCTGGGCGGTCAACTCACCCTGCGAAGTGGCATTGGGACAAGCGGGTCCGGCCCATCTGCCGTCCGCTGGATCATAGCCCCATAGACCGGCCCTGGCTTCCGGCCGGGCTTCTGCCAGACTCCCCGGAACGGAGCCCGGTAATAGCAGGTCCACTGATAGGGCTTGACGGCCGCATATGCGGAGACAAGGACGGCCCTAGGACGCATCCGTGCCATAACCTCATTCTCCCACTGAACCTCGTACTCGTCATCCTTGAACGGCCGGGCCGTATAGACAATGTCCGCGTCCTCCCAGGGCGGGTGCGATTCCCGGAGGTCCCACTCAATCGCATTTACGCCCAGCGCGAGTGCCATGGCTAGGTAGTCCTTATTGATCTCATAGCCGTACTCGCTCATCCCGAAGTGATAGCGGGCGAGGTATTCCTTTGTGCCGATGCCACTTCCGGCCTCCATAAGCGTCAGCCTACGGAGGCCGTCCATGGCGAGCGAGCGCGCGACCTCCAGCATCCGCGCGAACTCTGCTATCTCAAGCGGGCTCCAGCGCCACATTTCCGGGTCCGGCTCCGATAGCTCCCGCTCTTTGGCGAGCTGAGCCATCTCAAGTTTGTGAAGCTCCGGGAGAGATAGCATTCCCACAGTAGTTCCTAATTGTTCTCGACGGTTACGTCACCGACCGTGACATTGACGGTTGAGCCGCTCGCGTCGGTATAGGTGACCTGGCCGGCCGCGCGGATATCGTCTGCGGTCTTTGCTGCCTCCTCTAGGCTCTCGAACCTATGAAGGGTCAGTTTTACCTCCGGCACCTTTCCTGCCTTTCCGTACCGGCTCCGGTAGCTCTATCTCTACCTGGACCGGATAGCGCTGGCCGCCGACGAGGACGGCTCCGGTAATCGTGACGGTCACGGCACTACGGCGGTGAACTCCGCATCGCTACCGCCCTGCTGGAAGGTAAGGCCGTCGCAGGTAGGAGTCTCGAATGTGACATCCGCAGCCGGAGTTCCCGGAAGCGTAACACTGGTCGAGACGTTGTAGGCCGTGCCGCCGACCACGACCTGTCCCCGGATCGTCGCGCCGCTGGGGTCCAGGGGATCATTCCCATCGACGGAGTAGGTGACGGTAATGGTATCACCGTGGGCCGGAGTCGCATTGTCGATGTTGATATCGCAGCTGACGGCCATTACTTCGCGTCTCCCTTCTTGCTCGACCAGCTCCAGTTACTGCCGCCGCTAGCCGGACGCCGGTACGTACAGACGTCGCCGGACGAGTTGACGTAGGTGATTACGAGCGTGTCATTGCCGGGACTGTAGGCAATGTCGGCTCCGCTCCGGACGCTGTTGGGATTCTGCGTCGGATCGCAGGCCGCCCAGGCCTGGGCTCCCGGAGCGAGGAAGTTGATCTTGCCGTCCGTCCACACACAGGCCGACCACTCCCGGTCATTGCCATCGAACGTAGTTGCTGCGGTCATAAGGATTCCTCCTGTCGCCGGAGCGGTGCCGCCGCCTCCGCTCTTTGCCTTGTCGATGACTACGTCCATCGGGAATCCGGTGCCGCAGTCGTGGTGCCCGGAGCCCCAGGAGCCGAAGTTAACGTGCTCGCAGATTCCGCGCACATTCGGGTCCTGGGCCTGATAGTCGTTTAGGACCTTCCATGGAATGCCGTACTTGTCGACGCAGTAGCGGACCCATTCCGCCGCGTTGTCGAGTAGGACGGCCTTGTCGTTGAGCCAGGTACTCCGCGTCCACGAGGCGTAGTCTCACATCTCCAGGCTCAGGCAGTAGCCATTCGCGTTGCCCTGAGTCCAGGCCGAATAGTTCTCATAGACGTACGCGCCGAATACGCCGCGCTCATAGTTGTCCGCGCCGTGATGGCTCGAACACTGGGCTCCGGGATTCTGGAACCAGGCCCCAAGGTCCCGGATCTTCATCGCGCCTTCTGTGGTATGAAGGACGATCTTGTTGTACGGGCCTCGCGAGGTCGAATAGTGCGGGGATGGGATCCAGACTTCTCTCACTTGTAGTCCTCCGTCTCCAGTCCCTCCAGGAACTCCCGGTAAGCCCGGAGCCGGTCCCGGAACCGGGGATCATCCTCCAGCCTTGTGCCCCAGGGTTCCGCCTGGTCCTTCTCTGGGGGCTCCGGGAGCGGGTCCACTCGCTCTAGCTCTACCTCGCCTCTGTCGAGTTCTTCTGAGGTAAAGAGTTCGCCGGAGCGGACCAATCTCTTGTTCATGTCCACCTCCTCCTCATTCCTATTTTACGCCAGGCTATTTCTTGGAGCGGTTTAGCCCGATATATGCGCCAAGCAATCCGGTAAGTCCTCCGGTCCCGGCTATCAGAACTTGAGTGGCATTCTCGGATAGCTTGACTTGTGGGAAGCTGCCGTTTACGATCTGGACCGTACTGGCTACCAGAATGAGAACGATGGTGACTCCGAGCGCGAGCGCGAGTACCATGGCCACCCAGTCGACTGGACGCCACTTCTTGTCGTTGCGGGGCTCATCAGGCTCCGTCATTATTCTCCCTAGAAGTCGAGCGGGTAACTGGCTCCGTCGATATAGCAGACGCCACCGTTAATGGCGCCAGGGAATCCCTCTAGCTTGACCGTTCCATCGGTCCCGATATGCATCCTCGGGATGCCGGGTGAGGTAGAGCTATTGCCATAGTCCGGCGACTGGGACATACTGACAATCGGAATGAACTTGTCGCCCTGCGGCCGGTAGATAGGAGGCATAGTCGCGATCGTAACGTTGTTGTATGACCCGGAGGTCGCGAGCTGGATCAGGCCGCCGAAGATAACCATCCGGTCCGGAGTCATCTTGTAGTTGACGGCTCCGGTAAACGGGCCTGGAGTGTTGATCGTATGCCATACGTCGTTCAGGATCGTCTCCCGGTTATCGGTAAGGGCCGAGAGCGCGCCGGACGAGGCCGAAGTCCAGTAGCAGATAGGCAGGTCCCAGATCCCCGTAGGAGTCCGCTGAAGGACGGGCAGGACCGGCGAGCCGGACGGGCTCCCCTGGATGATCCAGGGCGCAACGACGGTTGGCGAGGTTGTGGCCCCACGAGTCAGCCGGAGGACGAGACGGTCAATCCGGTTCTGTGCGGACGCAGCCGGAATCGCCGTGCTAAAGCTCGCGTCTGCGCGCCAGAGCTGGCCCCTGATAACCGCATTCCCGGCCGCAGCGACAATGTTCCGGCCCGGAACGTCGAATGAGGCGGTAAAGGCCCCAGGCCCGTCTACTGCGTCCTTGGCCCCGACGCACGAATGGAAATACTCCCATTCTGACGTTGTCGATAGCTGAGTGAATGAGCTAGGCCGTGCGTCGTATGTAACCATGATCCCTCACTTAGTCGCTAGCTTCTTCTCCAGAGCGCGGATTCGCGCGGTCAGCTGGCCGATAACCTTCTGGTCCGTCGCCGTCGCGTTCGCAGAGTTCCCAATGCTTGGGACAACGGAGTAAACCGGGTCGGCTGATGGGTCAGCCGTCAGCGTCACAGAGCTAATGACGTCCTGATAGGTAACTCCAGGCCGGACCTCTACCGTTACTATGTCGCCTAGGTAATAGTCGCGGCCGAACGTCAGGAACGGGATATCAGCTACGGTCGCGTCAATGCTTGGGCCGAAGCCTCCGGCCGCAAGCGCTTGCTGGGCTGTGGCATTCAGGTTGTTCGCGTCCGTCTCTCCGGAGCTATCCGTATAAGCCTCAATAGCATTTAGGACCGTCCGCGCGGTCGCAGTCTTCTGGATGAACGTACTGGAGCCCCGCACAAGCGAGTCTGTGAGCGTCGGGTCGGTCAGGGAAAGACTGACGGCCGTCAGGTTGCCAAGGTCCCGGCTAAACCAGGCCTTGCCGGAAAGATTGCGCGGCACATAGACGTCAAACTTAAGCCGCTTACCGGAACGGTAGACCTGGACTCCCATAGCGGAGCCCGCCTGGGCTATTAGCGCCCGGATCACATCCATTAGATTGAGACTTAGATCCTGGAGGAACTTGACTGTGTAGCTAACGAGGTTACCGCGCGAGGAGTCGGCCACTATATCCAGGAGTGAGTTCTTCCGGGCCGCAATAGCGCCCGGCCCAAGGTTGAGGTTAACATAGTGCTTAATAGCCGTCTCTAGCCGGACGGAGCTTACCGGGTCCGTTGCCCCGGCCGTCTGCGCGCTCCAGGCGACGGCCGGATTAGGATAAGCAATCCGGTTCGCGACGAGGCCGAGGTAATCGGCTCCGCTCAGCGTAATGAACGGGCCGTTGACGGAGCCGGACCCGCTCCGCGAGCCTGGTATGGAATCCGTATAGCCGGGCTGCTCGCATTTACCGCCGAATACAAAGAGGCCGCGCCAGTTGACCTCTACGATAAAGTCACCCGCCATCATCTGAGCCCACAAGGCATCTGAATAGGGCACGACCATCGACCAGGAGCCGACCGCGTTGTAATAGAGCTGAGCCGTCAGGGTGACAAACTGGAGCGGGCCAAGCGCCACAAGCGAGCTATTGTAGAACTGGACGAGGACGGATTCCTGCGATCCTGCCTGCGGAGGAGTATACGGGAGCGGAGGATTGAGTGCCCCGCTCGCGGCGGATGGGTTCTGGGTCCAGGCATCGACCGGGATGATTGCCATTATGCCCGCAGCCACCTATTCGTCCAGGTTACCGATATGCTGGTATTTACTGTAGAGCCCGCCATAGTGATGTTAATCCGGTTGTCGCCGGCCATAAGGCTCCAGAGGTCCCGGAGCGTCGATAGCACAAGCTGGTCCCAGACGTTCGCGCTCGTTGTCAGGTTTACCGCGTACTGGGTTCCGGGCTTGGTCGTTACCTGAACTACCTGCCCGGCCGGGATGGAGGTATTCAGGGCCCATTGCCGGCCAGTCGTCAGGTTCTTAATTGTTGGGGTTCCGGGTCCGGTAATGTTCCAGATAGGCCAGGCCTGTGAGTTCCCCTGGTTCGTGATAACCGCATCGCCAAGGATCGTCCCGCCCGTAATCGCGACCGGGAGGACCGGCAGGATTCCGGTCGCATTGTTGAGTGAGTAGACGAGGTTATTGGCGGCTAGGTCACTCCAGTATGGGTCCGGAGTCTGGAGCGTAAATGAGTAGAGGCAGGAGAACAATCCAACGTCCGGCGTATTCATCCCAGACGTACAATAGACCGGAATCTGCCGCGTGGAGCCGTCCGGCCTCTGGACCTGAATATAGCCCGGAGCCGGGAGCCCGTTCCGCCTATTGAAGAAGGCGCGCGTTAGCCGGTCCAGTATGTCATAATAATCGTCCTGCGAGTCCGAGGCCGGGTAACCCACTCCAATAGCCAGCGCTATTGCGCCTGGCTGCGGCAGGACAAGGTTCGCATAAGCCGTCCCGTCAAGCATCGGAATGACCTGGAGCGCAGTCGGTAGTCCCTCAATACCAGCAATACCCGCGCAGGCATAGCCATTCGTCATTGACATGTCATTAAGGTCCCAGGTATTCCCGTCTGGGTCAATGTAGTAAATCCCGAGTGGGGTGACATCGCCCATTAGGACCTCCGTCCCTGACGCTGTAGGCTGCCGTCCGTAATCGCCATAGCGGTAAAGGCCGACCGGACATGGCTCTCTATGGCGGCTCCGGTCAGGCCATCGAAGTGAGCGTGATAGGCCACTGCGGAGCCGTCGCCTCCGCGTGGCCGGCCTCCAGGACTGACCCATTCCGGCCCGCGCTCGCCAAACCTATACATTAGGCCGGTACCTAGGCCGAACCCGACGATGGGCTCTGTAACCGGGCCTCCGTCCGCGTAGCCGTGGCCGGAGCCTAGGGCTCCGAGTCCTGGCCCATAGACGTGCCTCGCGTAGTTAATGGCGGCTGCGATATTCGCGAGCGGGTCATAGATATTCCAGCTTGTGCCTGGTACGTGATAAGCGGCAAAGGTAGAGCCGATTACCTGCATAAGTCCCTTGGACGGGTCGCCTCGCTTAGCGTTTATATCCCACAGGTTAATGGCATTCGCATTGCCACCGCTCTCCGTTTGCATCTGATAAAGGACCCGGCCAAGAAGAGCCTGGGACATACCAAGCATTGACAGAGCCTGGGACGCGACTCCGGACCAGCGTGAGACTCCGCTACCGCCACCGCCTCCGATAAGGTGACTAAAGAAGCTGCCGAGAGAATGCCAAGCGGAGCTAACAAAGCTCGTTAGCTGACTCAGTACCGACTTATGAATGCCGGCCGCACTCGGGATATGGAGCCCTGGGATAAGTCCTCCGGCCGCGAATCGCTTGGTCCGGATGGCCTCCATGAAATCAATCCCGTAATGGCTAACGGAATCAGCAGGCTGCATGAACTCACCGCGAGAGGCCCATATGGGTACATCGTCCGCGCGAGGTCCGGAGCCCCAGGGAATCAGGCCTCCTGATGCCTTCCCGTACTGGGACCGGAAAGCGGGCGAGGCTATTGACTGCTGGGCCGGTGCCATCTTGACGCCGACATTGATTGTGCGGTCATGGATTCCCGCGAGCGAGCCGTTCACATTATCCCGGAAGCCATTGAACTTATTGGAGGCATCCCGGAGCTTGCCGCCGATACCGGGAATCCAGCCGAACGCCCAGGAGGCCGCCTGGAGTATCTTGCCGAATACCGTATGGACGACATCCCACATGCCATTGATGGCATTCTTGATAAAGGTCATCCCGCTATGCCAGAGCCCGGTAATGAAGTTGATCGTATTGCTCCAGGCCTTGTGGATAGAGCCACAGACGGAGTTCCAGACGGACTCGATCTGATGCCCGACCGCTACCCAGAAGTTGATAAACGCGCTCCACGCTCTATGAAGGAAGTTGACTGTGGCCGACCACGCATTATGAATAGCTCCGCAGGTCCGGTTCCAGGCCGCCTCCATCTGGTGGCCGGCGATTACCCAGAAGTTGATAAAGGCCGACCAGGCCCGGTGAATCGAATTCGTCATTACGGTCCAGGCCGTTGCCATCCCGTGCGTTACATTGTTCCAGGTAACGGCCATCGAATGGATGTTCTGGCTAAAGCGCCCGGTCATATAGGCCGCAAGCTCCGTCAGGACCGCGAGCGCCCGGAGCACAAAGACAATCAGCTGGACGAAAAAGTTAACCAGCTTCGCGAAGGCTTGTGGGTGCTGCGAGATCGTTGTGGCTATCTGGGTAATAGCGTCCGCGATCTCGCGCATCCAGCTTGACACCTGGGGTGTGATAGCATTAAGCATGGCCGCAAAGGCGACGGCGATTGCCTGAATGGATGACTGGACGGCGGGCTGGCCGAAGCTCCGGATAAACGTATCGGCAAACTGCCGGAACGGCCCGGCAATCGTACTGGCCGCGTGCTCGAATACCGGCGTCAGCTTATCCATGGTCTGGCGCGCGGTATTGAGGATACTCTCTAGGACGTTAACCCACGACTGCCCGATTATCTCAAGGTCCTCCATAACGCGGTCCTTGAGCGTGTGGAACGTCGCCACGACCTCCGGGTTGCGGGCTGCGCCGATAGCCGCCATCCCGCCTATCATGCCGCCGAATCCCGCGACGATAAGCCCGCTTGTGGCTTCCGCGATAAACGGGAGCGCGAGCAGGCCCAGGGCTCCGGCGACGGCCATAGCCATCGGGCTCCCGGTAATCCCGCTCGCGGCCTGGCCGCCTGATCCTCCGGCTCCCGACCCAACCATCCCGATAGCACCCAGCATGCGGGTGGCGAGGCCGAGCCCGGCCTGGTCGCCAGTTTGATTGGCCTCGTGCTTCAGGAGCGCCAGCTGAGCGCGGGCCTCCACCGTATTGAACCGGACATCAATATTGCCGGCCTTCCGGGAGACAACGTCAAGCTCTTTCTCCAGGACTGCGATTTCCTTTAGCGCGGCATCCGACTTAATGTCAATGCCGATCTGCTTCTGGGATAGCGCGACTAGCTTAAGGCGGATCGCCTCCACCTTGCGGTCAACCGGGGAGGAGTCGCCGTCCAGCTTGACCTTTGGAAGCGTCTTGATAGCGGCCTCAATACGCTTCTTGAATGTGTCCGCGAATGCGCCTCCGGACCTCGCTCCCTCTGCGGCCATCTCCGGCCGCTTACGGCCCATCTCATCGACAATGCCCTTGGAGAGCCTCTGGCCGTATTCCTTCCCGATCGCATCAGAGGACGGAATGAGGTCAGCCGCAAGCTTGCGGTTCCAGCCGCGAGCGTCCGGGACTACACCAACGGCGACGGAGCCTACAAAAATCTCGTCAGCCATTTCCTCTTCCCGTCATCCGGTCTAGCACGTCCTGTACGTCCTCGTCCGGGACATCGCGCAGCCTAGGGTCTAGGGTCCGTACGATATCCAGGTTCAGGACCCTAGCGGGCTTCCTACGGCTCGCTCCGGGCCTCCGGACCGGCTCCGGCCTAGGGACCTTAGAGTCTGACCGGCTCTGTACCTGGACCCAGGTAAGGTTGCGCACCTCGTCTATGAGTAGGGCCAGTAGGGACTCCACGCTGGACCACGATGCGCGCTCCGGCTCGAACTCCCTGGAGAATAGCTCATCCTCCGGGATTGAATTCCGCATCGCGGTTGCCAAGGCACTCTCCGGTGGAAGATGATCTACAAGGACCAGAAGCCGTCGCCACGATAGCCCGGCTCCCAGCTCGCGGAAGTCGGTGCCGTAGTAGCGCTGGAGATCTGCTTCTATCTCCTCCGGGAACGCCTGCGCGAGTTGCCAGGCCTGGATGATTTTCCCATTGTCATCCGGGCCTTGTGGCCGCAGGTCTGGAAGATCGCCTCAATCTGGAAGTTCTCCAGATCGGCATCGACCCACGCGCCGAACTCCTCTTTGTCCGCGATTACCTCCTGGGCCCATTGTTCCCAGTCGCCGGTAGAGGCCGCGCGCATAGCCGTACTCGACCAGGAGGCCGCGTGGCTAATGTGAATAACCACGCCGTCAATCCGGACCGATGTAGGCTCGCCCACGCGTTCCGCGCGGAGCTTATCGCCCACGAGGTCTAGGTCAAGGTCTACTTCCTCCGGGCCGTCATCCTCTAGCTCGCTGCCGAGCCCATCGACGCTCACGTGAAGTATCCCGTCATGTCCTTGCCGTAATCGATCCACCGCTTGGCGACGTAGATAGAGCCCGCGACGTTACCGGGATACATCGTGACGGTTAGGTCCGTCCCGGTAACGTCGGCCTGCTGAATCTGGTCGTTGCCGCGAGCGGTGACCTTGACGTTGGGCGCGTACAGGCGCATCTTCTTCAGGCCGTCGAATGAGTCCCAGATCATGGCGTAGCGGTTGTCCGCTGGCGGGTCCGGGATCGTGTAGCTGGCGATGAACGGCGTGACTGTGGCGGCCTTGAGCGGCGAGGTCGCGACCGGGAATACCGGCACGTCATCGTAAAGGCTCCGGACGTATGGGTTGAGGTACTCCAGGCAGGTCATCTGAACGCTCTTGGAGCCTCCGGTCAGGATCGTCCGGATAGGCGTCAGGGTCCCGGCCGCCGGAATGTCCTTGACCGTCTCGTCCAGCTTGAAGATGTAGCCGGAGGTATCGATCCACCCCATACAGTAGTAGCCGGTCAGGGTAGTGATATCCTCAAACCCGGTAACCGGGCCTGCGGTATTCTGAACCGCGAGCCAGGCAATTACGTCTCCGGCCGCGTAGAGGAGTGAGTTGTCCTTCTGCTTTCCTGGCCCTGCGACGAGAGGGTTTACAGCGTCGAATTCTTCGACCTCGTTTGACACCATTCCTCCTAGGAATGTATCTGGATCTCATAGGTTGCGGAATAACGGACGTAGGCTGGGTTCACCTCCGGGACAGGTCTTGGGCCGCTAATGACGGACGTATTCTGTATCACCCCATTCGGTACTATCTGGCTCATGAATCCCATTACATGGGCCTGGATCCTCCGCGCCGCAGAAGAGATATTCCCCTGTTCGGACTTAGGGCCGAACAGGTCAACGTCAACAATAGCCCGGTCGATATAGATATCACGGTTAGCTCCGGAGATCCGGTGGACCCGGCATATGATTGTGTCAGAATCCCCGGCCGGGAGGACCGTGACAAAGCGGATGTCGGGCTCTAGTGGCACAAGCGCATAGAGCAGAGCTGACTCCGCGTCCGGAAACGCACTAACAATACTCACCGGAGCCTCCTGAATGCGGCAAGCCGCAGAATGTGAATAGGCTCGCGTCCTCGGTGCCCGAACTCTACCCAGTAGGCTTCCGGCGAGTCATTGAATACAATGGCCTCCGCACGGTCATTCGTCGCGCCTCCGTGCGTATGGCTCCGGACGTGGAAGCTCGCCTTATAGCGTCCCCGGTGCGGGTCCTTCGCATCGTGGCTTACTGGGGCTGCCGCCTCCGCGCGAGCCCGTATGCGCTCCGCTACGCTCACCATAGCCGTTTCCATAAACGGAGCCCGGAGCATACGGCCGACTCCGATGTGGTCCGGGTCATAGCGCGCGGTCACGACGAGACTCCGGTGACCTTTGACGCGCTTACCTGGACCGGCGCGGTATTCCCAGAGAATGGCGACTGCCAGGCCTGCGGGACTCCCCGGACCTCGTACTCAATATCATCCACGACGATGGCATCGACGTAGCTGATATCGGTACCGGGCGGGAGGAACACAGTAATGTCACTAGTCAGCCGGTCGGCAAACTGGAGTTCCTCGCCGCTCCCTCCGGGCTGTACCGCGCAGGGAGAGATATTCTCCTCCACAAATGCGTAGGTATCGTTGCCGTAGCCGTCCTGACCGGAGACGGATCGTCTCCGGAGCGTGACCGTCTGGCCGTAGGTAAACGGCATAACATCCTGACCTTGATCGTTCCCTGCGTCTTACGGTAATCCGACAGGGAGGTCTTCATGCCGGCATCCACAAGCGCAGCGCTAAGCCCGGCTCCGCTTGTCCGGCGCATCGAGTAGCTATAGGCTCCAATCGATTCTGACGCGAGCGTGGCTGACATTGTCGGTGTCGATAGCTCCGAGATAATGGCAGTACAGAGGACGGCCACAACGTCATCCGGGGATTCGACATAGCCGTGCGATCCCACAACCCGGAAGGACCCGCCCCACCAGAGCGTTTCCTCGTACCAGAATTCAGGCAGGTTAATGATCCCGGACTGGGACGGGTTCATTACGGTGATTGTATCAATGTCATCGAAGTGATACCAGGTAACCGGGATATCAGGAATCCCAGGGACCCCAGAGAGCGCGAGGACGGAATCCACAGAAGCCACGGGCCTCCAGGGAAGGACAATGATGCCGCCGTCCGCGTGAATGGTAATTGTGTCGGCACTGTACCAGGTAAAGTCCTCGCGGCAGTAGCGCCGGATGATTGCTGAGCCGTCGCGGAGGAGTGCGTCAACGCGCGCCATTTCCGTCTGGTTCAGGTTGCGGCCTAGCCTCGCCACGATATCATCCGGCGAGGCGAGGCTAGGCAGCGAGCCCATGAGACCTCCCTACTTGGTAGACCGGCCGGAGGACCTGCGGCTGGAGCCGGAGTCGTCCTCGTCATCGGAACTGGAGGCGACGGCCTGACGTTCCTCTTCTGCCTTCTGCCTTTCTTCAAGAATGGTCCGCTCCCAATCCGATCGCGTCATGACGACCTCACCGCCTTCAGCTGACGCGAGAGCCGGAGTTGAGGTCGGGTAGGCCTGCTTGACGTCAATGGCGCCCGTAGCCGGAGGCGTGGTGCCGACGCCAAGGACCGCGCCGAACGGCCAGCGGGCCGTAATCGCGGAGCCGGGCTGCATGACTGTGACCGGGTTGACGGTCGCGTAGGCGAGGCGCATCGTCATCCGCATCGCCACGGAGTCCTGCTGCATCAGGTTGAGGATAACGACTCCGGCGTCATTCGAGATCACGCCCTGGTCGAACATCTTGAAGCTGATGTCGCGCCGGACGCCGATGATCGACTTGGAGAAGTCGCCACCGAGCATGATTGCGCCCGTGGTCGGCATAACCCACGAGCCGTTCTTGATCTCCGGGAGCGGGTAGCCGTAGAGCGTCCCGCCCGGCCCACCGGACATATCCGGCTGGTAGATCGGGATGCCCTGCGCGGAGCGGAGGCCGGAGAGCTTCCACTTCATCCCCGGCATAGCCGCGAAGCCATCCAGGGTGTAGCCGGACTGGGACATCGTCAGGCCGAGCGCGGAAACGTCCTGGCCCAGGTCCACGCCTGTGCCTTCGATCACAGAGTGGCCGGACTTGGTTGCGCCGACGAATACCGACTCACCCCAGGTAGAAGGCTTGTTGATGCCCCACAAGACGGCCGAGTCGATAAGCGCGCCCACGGCCTCCGTAATGCGGGGCTTGACCTGTTCCCACAGCGGCACGTCCGCGTCGTCCAGGTACGCCTCCGGGATCGGGACGATACAGGCCAGCTCTTCCACGACCATGACGACGTTCTTCCACGCCTGGTTGGAAGTCTGCTTCATGCCGGTGTCGCCGCCAACCCAGTAGGCGACCGGAAGAACGTCAAGAACCGGGAGCCGCTGGGTGTGGGATGAAAGGATGGTACGCCCCATGAGGGAGAGCGCGGCCGAAGCCTGGGGCGCTTCCTGAATGATCTCCGATGCGAGCGGCTGCGGGACAAGCGGGTCAACTCCGGCCGCTGTGCGGACGATGCCCGTATTGTAAGTCGGCACTAAATGCCTTTCCGCGCAAGCGCGGGATTAAGCGCCTGCGGCTAGTCTCTCTGATAGAGGGACCGGAACCACTAATCAGAGGTCCGGGGCTCTTGCGTCCCGGACGGAGCGGAACCAGCTCTCATGGACTCAACCGGGCGTGCACCGTTCCGGCCCGTGCCTGGCTGCTGGAGAGACTGTTCAGTCCGCTCCCGTACGATCTGATCGGCTAGCTCTGTGGCTCTCGTTTCGATCGCCGCAGCAATAGCGGCTGCCCTGTCATTGATCTCCTCGTCCGTTCCGGTCCCGAGGAAATCAATAAGCTCTGTAGGCAGGTCATTCGTAGCGGCGGCCATAATCCGCGCGTGGTCGGCTCGCGCCTCGTCCCGCTCGCGCTTGGCCTCGTCCCGTTCGGCCTGGGCTTTCTCCAGGTCGGTCATTCCTTGCTTCTTCAGTTCCGCGAGTTCCTTTGCGGCCCTGGAATTCTCCCGCGCCCGGCTCTCATTCTTCCGGGCCATTTCCTTCCAGTGAGCTAGCTCAGCGGCGGTATCCGCGCCACCCTCATCCGTTCCGGTCAGGGTGTCTGAGCCTTCTGGGTCCGTTCCGGTCCCCTGGCTTCCATCATCGAGCTGTGCCGTTCCGGCTCCAGTCGATTCTGGGGCTGCCTCACTCATCCGAATTCTCCTTGTACATCTACGCGCGATTATACACCTTATCCGGGCCGTTAGGAAGCCCTACCCTTTGTGCTTCGCTTTAGCGGCTGCCTCCTCTACGCCTGGAGCGTGCCCCGGCCGGGCTCCGGTCGCGCGCTGGTGAAGGTTGGAGCAGAGTCCCTTGACGATTCCGGGACTCACGTATTTGCCAAGCTCCACGACGCACCGGTCAAAGTCTCCGGGTACGCCCCAGCGGATCTTTGCGGCTCCGGCTCCGTGGGCCCAGTACTCCATGAGCCTATTGGTGTTCTTGACATCCTTGGGAGTCGCTTCCCGTCCGGCCGCCATTATACTGCCTCCACTAGGAGCGGGCCGCAGTTAGCGGTCCGGCGTTTATTGAGGACATCCACACAGTCGACTCGCCACCAGAATGCCCCGGTAACTCCGGTATCGCCCGCTGGGATATCGAACTGGGCCAATGTCTGGCCCGCGTTGTCAGGGTCCGTCACGATATCAGATTCATAGACCTGAACGGACGGGTCCGTGTCCGGTGTAGCCCGGCTGGGCTTTGTATAGAATTCTGAGATCATCCCGGTCCCATCACTGATATCCGGGAACTGGGCGGTTACGACTACGTCATTCCCACGCGGGAATACGAGGCCGGTCTGATCCATTAGGTCACCTCCGCGTGGAGACTATCTGTCGTTACTCCTCCGGCCGTCCGGTCTGTACCGACTCCGGCCGGAGCCGTCCTAACCTTGATACTGGCAGAAATACGGGACACGCCTACCGTGACCCGAGGACCGCTGACAACGAATACGATGGCGGTGATCTTGTCCGGTAGGGCTCCGGCGACGAATGCCGTAACGGACCCGTCCGCCTGAGACACGGCGACGGCGAGCCCGGAGAGGATGCTCAGGACGGCCACATGGCCATCGGCGCTGGAAGCCGAGAGGCCGGAGCCCGCGAGGACGAACACGGTGGAAACGGCACCTGACGCCGCTGAGCGGGCCGTAGCGGCTCCGGAGAGGCTTCCGGCGAGTACGACCCTACCGGAGCCGGCAGAGGCCGTTAGGGAGCTTCCAGCGAGGACTCCAGTCAGCCCCATCGTCCCGGCCGCGAGCGAGGCCACGACGGACGAGCCAGCCAGCGGCCAGGTTATCGCTCCGGTCTGGATTGCTACCGCGCCGGACCCGGCCGAGGACGAGGCCGCAGAGCCCGCAATAACTGCCGTCCGGGTTATGGCCCCGGACGCAGAAGCCTGGGCCGTAGCGGAGCCGGAGACGGCTTCCCTGAGCGCTACGGTCCCGGCCGCAGAAGAGGCCGATGACGCTGAGCCGGCCAGGGCTCCGTTGAGGCTCAGCGTCCCAGAGGCGGATGAGACCGGCAGGGAGGTCCCAGCCACTGGGTAGGTCTGGGCTCCGCTAACGATCGCGAGCGAGCCGGACCCTTGAGACGTGGTGGCGGATGCTCCCACCATTTGGGAGACGGTGCCCAGCGTTCCTGTAGCTGAGCTAGCCGAGGCAGAGGAACCCGCCACCACGCCGATCTGTCCCACAGCGCCATTAGCCGCTGAGGAAGCAATTGAGGAACCCGATATCAGGGCCGTCCGGGCAATGGTACCATTAGCCGCAGACGCGGACGGAGCCGAACCCGCAACGATCCCGTTGAGGCCCATCGTGCCGTTCGCGGACGAGGCGGACGGAGCAGAAGCCGTAACCACCATTGTCTGGACGATGGCCCCGGAGGCCGGAGCCGAATTCAGCGCGAGGCTTGATATCAGGGCCGTCCGGGTTACCGTCCCGGCCGCACTAGACGAGGACGCTCCGGAGCCCGTCACGACCAGCGGGCTGAAGTTGCCCGTGGCCGAGGAGGACGCAGGAGCCGAGCCCGCAATTATGGCGGTCCGGGTAATGGTCCCGTTCCCGGCCGACGCGGACGGAGCCGAGCCCGCGATGACCGTGTTCCAGGTAATCGTCCCAGAGCCGGACGAGGACGAGGGAGCCGAGCCCACAAGCGCGCCAAGGGTGCTGAGCGTCCCGCTCGCCGTCGCGGCCGATGCGCCGGAGCCCGACAGCTGGATTGTCTGCTGAATCAGGACGCCAAGCGTATGGCTTGTGACGGACGAGAAACAGGTCATATTCGGAGCCGTACCCATAAGCCCGGACGCCATTCCCGACCCATACATAAACGGGTTGGCATTCGAGTCCATAATGCCGTCAAAGCCAGCCGGTACAAATACTTTGTATGGGGCTCCGGCCGGCACACGAGCCCGGCCGAGGAATATGTCATTGGCAAGAGAGGCCGTCAGGGCATTCCAGCTAATGGCCGTGGAGGCCGTCGTATTGTTCTTGCTTGACTGCTGGGTGCCGTCCCGCGCGAACGTCGATGGATAGCCATTGTAGAATTCAGCAAAGGTCGTGTCACAGCTAGTGGAGCCAATAGCAGCGCTATAGGTAAAGTTGAGGGTTGTTGCCCCGGTCCCGGTCGATACGCCAATCCAGATATCCTGGGTATGCGGAGTGCCATTCGTGTCCGTATAGGGACCGGCGACCTTAGTCCAGCCGGAGGTAATCGCAGCCGTATCCGACACGCCGCTCATATTGATCGTACCGCTAGCGGTCTTATGCGCGACGGCCAGGAGCGAGCCGACGTTGCCTACCTGGACCCCAAGCGTTCCCTGACCGGAGGACCGCGAGACAGAATATGGGTAAGCGACAGGACTAATCAGTCCGGCCGGAGGAGTCGTGGACCCGCTCTTCCAGCCCATTATGACGCCGCAGTAAACAATGTTAGACGGGAAGGTACAGCTTGAGGTATCAGTAAAGACTCCGGCCGTCGAGACTCCGGTGCCATTTGTGGTTGGCGTCAGGTGAGAGGATACAAAGTGCTGGCTCTGGGAGAAGAATGTATCCGACTGGCCTATGCCAGTCATATTGGAACTCTTGCTGAAGGTACAGGTTCCGGCCGTAGTCATCCAGGTCGCATAGGCCGAGATAATTACTTCATTGGCATCGGTTGGGGCGGCTGTAGTCGCGACGGACAGCGAGGTCTTACTGGCCGCCGTAGTCCCGCCGCTAAGCGTCCCGCTGATCTCGGGTATCTCGGAGGCCGCGTTGAATATCTCATAGACGATCGTCTGGCCGGTCCAGCTCGCATTGTAGGTAAAGCTGGGAGCGGGCTCAGAGGCTCCGGCTATCTTGGTCCAGACCGCAAGCCCGATCGTACTGGCCGTATTGGCCGCATCATTGCCGACCTGGAAACGGCGGGTCCAGCCGGAGGTCCCGGCGTTCTGAGCCGTGTTAAAAGCTCCGGACGTACCAAAGCCGGCCATTACGATTGCTACCAGCAGATTACCTGCGGTTGGGGATGGGCCATAGTTGACCGATCCAGGGCTTGTTCCTCGCGCCCCAGCACCCCAGCCGATAACCTGCTGATAGTAGACCATTAGGCCAGCCTAAGCGGAGTCCAGTCAATCCGCCTGATCCGGGCCTGGGAGACTCCTCCCCGGCGAGCGCAGTCGTGACAGGTAGCTCCCCCGCAGGCGACGATCGCCGCGTGAATGCCACAGAGCCAGATCTCCCTGGCGTGGCTCGGAATGCCACAGCTCCGCTCATAGAGGCTCGCCGGAGTCGCGCCGCAGACCGTCTCGTCCTTTCCATTCAAGGCCCCACAGGGATGCGCGCGAGCCACCCGGAGGTCCGGGACAAGCGGACTTATGGGGTGATCCATCTCACACCTGGCAGAGGAACCCGATACCAGCCGACCCAGTACCAGCTGCCGCCTGGAGGCTGTCACCGATGGCCGGAGTCCGCGAGGACGCGAGGAGGAACGCCGCAATCGCATTTGCGGACGTACCAGAGGCTGCGTCACAGACGATCCCCCAGTTACAGGTTCCGGGAGCGCTCGTGAATGGGCCCCAGGTAAGCTGGGCCGAATTGTAGATGACGGATGGTGAGGCCGAGGTCGCGAGCGACGGCCCATAAGACTGGCGCGCGTAGCCGGAAGCCGTTGCGTACTCATTGATAGACGTACCGGCCATAGTCAGGTCCGTCGAATTGAGGACCCCAGATGTGGCGGCTGTCGAGAGCGCCATGTAGACGGCGGCTGCGGCCGGGCTCTGCGTCTTACGGAATACGGCTTCAAGAGCCTGCTTCTCTCCGTACTGCATAAGCTGGCCGGCTGAGAGTAGTGGCATTGTCTCCTCCTAGACTCGCGTGAAATTCGACGCGAAGTAATCCGGGTCTATCGCGGTAATGCGGCCGATGCCTAGGTCATCGACCCAGGCGACAAGATGCCAGCCGGCATCGTCATCTTCCATGTACTGGACCACAGCTCCGTTCTTAAGGTCTAGCGCATGCATTTCAGCCGATAGCTCCTCACCCTTAGCCGCATGACCGTAGCCGGTCCCGGCCGGGTTATCGTGCATGAACTCGTCTCCGGGCTCTACGGCCGGAGCTTGTGGCTCTTCAGTCATAATGCGCTCACTTCCAGCTATCTGGGATATCAGCCATCCATCCACGGGCCTTAGCAACCCGCTTTATGTAGGCGCGTATCTTCGCGTGCTCCTCTTCAGTATTGGGCCGGGCTCGCCCGACGGCCTTGATTGCCGATGCTAGTGAGTTATCTCCAGTCCTCCTCTCAATGGGGAATCGCGGTGCGTCCGACTGGTTCTGACTTGACGGAGGGAGTGCCCGGCCTTGCCGCTGGAGCCGCTTCCTCTTTTCCAGGTCCGTTGCCATTCTGGCTCTCCCAGTACTTGTTCCATTGAGCTACTGCGGCCTTGCCACGGAATCCTCGCGTCTCACGGCCCCAGGCATCAGACAATTCCGCGTTGATAGACGTCTGCCCCCGGAATACCGGCCGCGCGACGCACCGGCAATGATCGTGCGCCCGGAACCCCACAGAGGCTTCTGTATAGACTCCTCCGCGCCCGGCCAGCATAGCGCAGAAGCCACAGGAGCCCGGAGTCAGGACCCGCTCCCAGCCGGTCGCCTCTGGGTCCTGCGTCGCGGCCCTGGTAATCGTCTCGCGCCCACCGAGCAGGACCATCCGGGTACCGGCTCCCCGGAGCCCATCCCGCGCCATCCCTGAAGCCTGGGCGGGCTCCGCGTCCTTAAGGTAATGGTGATACATCCCGGAGCCCATTGAGCCAACTACGCGAGCGAGGTACTCAGGGTCCAGGTCCGCGCCCGGAACCGGAGCGGGACGGAATCCCGCCACGAGCCGGGCAGCCCCATAATACTGCGCGGCCTCCGCAGCCGTCATATCATAGTGGGTGGCAATAACTCCCTGGACTAGCGGGTTAAGCGCATTCCAGGATTCCGCAAACTGCTCCGGGGCAATATAGCGGTTCCATAGGTTTACGATCGCCATGGCCGCCCGGACCGCAATAGCCTCCTGACGCTGCCGGTAGCGCGACAGGAGGAGTCCGCTGGCCGCCTTGCGGGGAACCGGGAGGCCCGGAATCAGAGGCGTGCTCACGGCGGGCTCGCCGGAGCCGGGATGGCCGGCCTCGCCGGAGCCCTAGGAAGCCCGGAGGCGGCCGGAGCGGGTCCGGGGTTACCCGGAGTCCCGGAACCGGGCGGGAGGCCCGGAGCGGGCTCCTGGCTCGCGGCTACGGCCTGCTGAACGAGTGCCCGTGCCTCCTCGCGCTGTTTCGCGAGCCGCCAGGCCGCTACGTCGTCAGCGGTCACTCCCGGAATGCGGGCCCATAGCTCCTGCTCCGGGACCCCAAGCATCTGGGCAGCCTTAGTGAGTCCGTCTATCGTAGCACCGAATGCCCTGGCGCTCGTGTCCCGCCAGAGGACCGTCCCGAACAAGTCATTCCAGCCTTCCTTGTCACCCTGGGCGAGCGAGGCTAGCCGGAACACATTCCGCCAGGGATCGGTCAGGAGTGCCTGGAGTTCTTCAATCTTCCGGTCTAGGCCATCGCGGGCAGCGGCTAGGGCCTCCGCGCTTAGGTTGGCGATCTGGCCGAGGAGGTGATATGGCGGGACCTGGGAGATTGTCGACATATGCCGGATACCGTCCTCGCGGACAGCCGAGTATGGCGCGAGCGCGGTCTCACCGAATTCGCCAAACTTAGTCCCGGCATCCTCAGCCGCCCAGACCCGGTCAATACCCGGCCGGAACGGGGCCTGCTCGCGGCCTTCCTCATCGACTGGCGCCATACCGGATACCCAGCGCTGCCGGAACGCGGCGAACTGCTCCGAGATCATTAGGTTGAACGTAGTCGAGTTAATCTGATCCTGGAGCGGCATTAGTGGCTCGACTTCCCCAGAGCAGTCGTCCTCGCCGTCAAGGTCGGCCTCATAGAGGAACCGGACCACAGGACAGATACCAAGGTCGTGCGAGCTAACCGGAGCCTGGCCGCTTAGAAGCGGGTCCTCCGGGTCCGCTAGCTCCAGGTTAAGCTGGGTCCTTCCTCCGGCCTGGCTTGACAGGATATAGCGCTTGTTCTCGTCATAGACGGAAACGTATACCATTGACTTCTGACGCGGGAGGTCTACCATCCGGACCTCTATTGCGAACTGCGGCCATTCGTCATCCACATCATCCGCATAGAAGGCCGTCATCCGCCGTGGGCTTACGGGCCGGATTACCGGGACGCTGTCACCCTGGCGTTCCTCGTCCGTCGCCATCTGGCCCGGAAGCACAACCGCGTACGCGGAGCCGTACTTGATAACGGAGCGGTGGACTCCGTGCTGACGGCTTATCATCCGGTTCGCACGGAAGGCATCCCATTCGGGCTCCGGCCTCTGCGGGCCCAGGGCCTGGTTCGCCGTTGAGCCAGTCGGCCGGTACCCGTCCACATGAAGGTTCTGACTCACAACTGAGATTACAAGCCGGAGGAAGTTCCGCTTGGCCTTCTTAGCAATCCACCTGTACTCTGCGTTAACTCCCTTGGGCGTATAGGGCCGGTCCTGCTTGCCCCTGACGTAGTCGCTGATCCGCTCCAGACGACGCTGCTCCTGCTCCCGCTCAAGCATGGCCGAGGTCGCGAGCTGAGTTAGTTCACCCTGATTGATTATCAACTGAAACTCCAGACTCGCGCTCCGGCCTTCTTCACTTCTGCTTCCTTGCGTTCCTTGTACTGCTTTGACGCGAGGACGAGCCTCCGCGCGTGCCGGGAAATAATCATCGCCACGCAGCCGTCAATCTTCTTAGGACTCTTGGGTGATTCCTTGCCAATCGAGATTCCCCAGCGGTTCGGCCTCCGGCGTGAGTTCAGGACGTGCCGGCCCATTACTCCGTCGCCGTCGTGGCTAAAGGCCGGAGGTTCCGCCTCAATCTCTGACAGTACCATTTCTGCGGCCTGGGTAAACTCGCCCACGTGGCTCCGCATATCCCAGGCGACCGGCTGGGGGTCGCGTCCTCCGGGAACGGCCCATACGTCAAGCTCATACTCGTCCGTGAATAGCTTGCGCCAGAGAATCTTGGTCGTCTCTTCCCATTCCTTTACGTCCGCAAAGAACGCACAGATATGGAACCGCTTCTTTGCCTGCTCGACTGCCGCGAGTACCTCCTCAACCGGAATGTAGCGCGTTCCGCGCGGCTCCCAGATACCAAGGCTAAACGTCCATCCTGACTGAATGTGACATCCAATCAGGGCCGTAGCATCCTCGACTCGCGAGCCGTCGAATCCAACCGCTATGTCGTCGCCGTCCTCAATGTAGAAATTCGGCTCCGCGAGCCGGGCCCATAGCTGCTGGGTCGTCCAGGCATCCTCCGGGCTCTCCGGCCAGTTCAGGTAAAACCGCTTGCTGACATCAAGTGGCGTAAGCGGGCTCAGAATCCGGTTGTCAACAATGTTCTCCGTATTGACCCAGTGAGCGTCCCCGTAGGCGAATTCGACGGCCTTGCGTATTGAGCCGATATCCTCAAAGTCAACGTCAGGCGGTGCCACGCGGGCATCATAGAGGATCTTGCCCTTGCCCCGGAGCTTTCCCTCCTCCTGATCACACCAGGCCTCAAAGGTCGCCTCCGCTACGGATTCGGCTCCGGGCTCCCAGGCATTGCTCGTCTCGATAATCCGCGAGCCGGACTTACCCACATTCCGGTTCATTACCTCTGCGAGGTCTACGCCGCCATTCGTCGGGTAGAAGGATTCCGTCTGGTCCAGGATCGCAAATGTCGTTAGCGCGCCTTCCTCTGTGGTCGGACTGGAGGTAATTACCATTAGCTGGCCGCCACCCGGAATGTGGAAGATTGTCTTCCCGGCCTCAACGTCGTAATCCTTCAAAATTCTCGAGTTTTTCGGCAATAGCGCGCGGACCATCCGCATGGTATTGATATTGGCCTGGTCGTGCGAGGTCGCGCCAATCTGAACGAGCGGCATCCCGACCTTCCGGCCCACACAGCCGCCAATCACATCCGAGTCAAAGCGGGCGAGCCGGACCGGCGCGAGGAGTTCGATCATGGAGAGGACAGCGGCGAACGGCGACTTACCGGCTCCCTTGGCCCAGCGCCGGACTCCGTGATAGTAAAGCCAGCGCCCGGATTCATCAAGCGCATACCACCAGAGGATAAAGCGAACCTGAGATTCAATAAACGCCCAGCGCTTGCCCGCATTCGGGCCGTCCGGCTGCCTCAGGTATTTCGTGGCCCAGTGAATTCCCTCCCACCCCAGTGTCAATTCTGGGATTCCATCCGGGAGGGTAATCAGCCTATCCCTGGGCGCTACAAGCACTAATACCTTCCCCTGACGTAACTCTGACGCTGCTGCCTTCTGACGCGGTTCGCTAGCTCCTGCGCTACGTCGCGGGGAATACTGACCTCGGAGCCGGACGGGACCTTGATTGTAATAACCCTGTCCTTAGAACCAAGATCCCGGAGGACCGAATCTAGGCGAGTCGCCACAAGGTCCTGCGGCGAGTAGCTAATGCCACTCTCGGCAAACTGAGACTCAACGCTCGCTATCTTGGACTCCATACTTCCCGGAGCCGGGCGGCCGGCATTCGCCTGGGCCGTCCGCCGCGCGGCTAGCTCGCGCTCCGCGCCTTTCCAGTTGTAGCCTCGCCGGTCCACCATTCGCTTGAGGTCAGAATCGCTCATCTTCTGGAGCGCGGGCGAGGAGGATAGCGGCGGTGCGGCCCCACCGGCCAGATTGGGTCCGGAAGCTCCGCCCATCGGCTTGTCATAAACCTGCGTGCTGCCCTGCGGGAACCTTCGCTTGTTCTCTGCTTCAACGCGGGCTTTCTCGCCCGCGAGCATCCGGTCCATCAGCTCCTTTGTGGCGGCCTGGTTCCCTCCACGGCTCACCATATCGCGGAGCGCGGCTTCTGGCGTATTGGCGTATGGCCTCTCGTCTCCGGCCGGAGCCCCAGATGGGGCTTCCTTGTGAACCCGGAACTTGGCATTGTTGGATACCTCGTATTTGCCGCCCGCGTGATGAACATGAGTAGAGGCCGTATTGTAAATGCCGTGGCTGGAGCGCACGCCTCCGCTCCGGCTCCCGGCTCCCGACTTCTCCAGCTTGGTGATCTCGTGAGGTCCTTTGGGAGCCTGCCAGTGGTCGGTGCTTACCGTCATTCCAGGCTTAAGCTCTCCGGCCCGGATTGAGCGGACGCTTGAGGATGCCCTGGCCGCGCTCGCCCGTTCCCTAGCGGCCTGGTTCTGGGCCTTGATCTCTGCCTGGCGGGCTCCGGGAGCGGCTGGAGCGCTCGCGCTATGCGAGTCGGAATGGACGGCCCTAGCGGCCTCCTCCGCGCTCGCATAGACCTTTGTATCCCGCTTGCCCTTATCGCCCGTCTTGAGCTTGACACGGTATCTGCCGCCTTCGCTCGCCGGACGGTCTACCCAGTGGCCCTTGATATTCTTGCCGCCGCCCGGCTCAATCCCCTTGACCTTGGCGGTAACGGCCTCGTGCGCCATGCGGCTAAGGGCCTGGCCGCCTTTGGTCCATTTGCCAGAGTGGGGCTCGCGTAGCTCATGGCTTACGTCGTGACTAGCCATGGCCATAGGCGGCCGGAGCCGCAGTAGTTGGCTTTCCGATCACGACCATTTCCTTTTTCTGCTGGGCCGTCAGGGTTGTAGACTTCTTTGTAGTGGTCTTCTTGTTGCTGTTCTTCTTATTGCCGGCCTTCTGATTCCCTACCTTCTTGAGGTATCCCTGCTTCCTCCGGCCTTCCGACTGCCCCCTAAGCGCAGCCGTTGTCTTTGGCCCCACAAGGCCATCGGTCTTTAGGCCATACCGGCGCTGGAGCGCCCGGACAGCCGCGAGCGTAGCCGGTCCGAACTGGCCGTCAACCGCGAGGTGAGCGCCCATCGCATTTAGCCGGGCCTGGAGGTCCTTGACCCGCTGGCTCCGCTCGCCCATCCCGACTGGGTTGGCATTCGTGGGAGTCGGCCGGGAGGCTCCGGCCTTGGCGCCACCTCCACCGCCTCCACCGCCCGGTGCGAACTGGCCTCCCTTGGCGCTTCCCTTGGGCTGATGCGTAACGGGCACGACTCCTCCTAGCCGGAGACAAAGGAACAGTAGGCCGTAATGTTCCCGGAGGCGAGCCTACTGACGTAGGCCCGCACATACTGGACCACTTCCTCGTCAACCGCAATCTGGCCGGAGCCGGTAACCTGGCCCATTCCAAAGAAGTTGACATTGTCGAGCGAGCCCTGGAGCATAACCTGCGAGGCCGGGTCTGCTGTAGAGATTACCTGCATGGTAAGGCTCCGCGCCATTACCGCGAGGTCCTGTGAGGCGACGGCTCCGGTCACAGTCACGCCGGTCGCGAGTGTCTTAGCCAGGATAGCCACGATCAGCCTCAGTAATAGGAGATTGTGGCAGAGACGGGCGGCGTGCCAGTCCCCAGGCTAATGACGTTGGCTCTGGCATACCTCCTCGTGTGGTTAGAGCCGGCATAGCACCAGGCTCCGAATGGGCCTCCGGTAACGCGGGCCTGCTCCGTCCAGGTTGTGCCGTCCGGGCTCGTCTCTAGGGCCACTACGGAGTCGTTAGCGGCCGACTGGGCCCGGAGCGAGAACTGCCGGTTTGTCTTGCCGGCTCCCGCGTCGGAGGTTGAGGCGACCGTCACAGAAACGGTGCCTGTAGCCGTCGCGTTGGCTGACATGGTAAAGCTGACACCTGGGTTCACGCCAATGATAGTGGACCCGGCCGGGATACCCGTCCCACTAACTGGCTTGCCGGCATCATTGATGGTAATTGCGGCGTCAGTCACCACAGGGCTCGTATTGGTTGTGCCACAGCTCGCATCCACACGGGCTGCGGGCGCTCCGGTCGCGCTCGCGGCAAAGTTCCTGCTTGCCATTTGATTCCTTTCCTATTTGACTAGCCTTAGCTGCCAGTCCTTGACAGCATTGTCTGCGGCGTCCTCGTCCGCGTCGGATACCTCCGGCCCTTCAAGCTCCAGGCCACTCCGTCGCCGGTCGGTAATGGTCGCGCCTAGCCGCTCCGACAGGCGCACGAACTGGGACAGGATTCCCGGACTGTGGGTCCGCAGGAATATGTCATAAGCCTGAGCCGCCGCCACAGCTGTGGCCCAGTCGCTCGCCTCATAGTATGCCGACTGGCCGCTAAGCCCAAGCGAGTTATACCAGGATCGGGCCTGTGGCCTCCAGTCCGGCGAGGCTGTGGGTACTGGGCCGGTATAGGCCGACTTCTGCGATTCCTGCTTCTTCATCCGCGTCAGGCCCTTGGCGCGGCTGGGCCAGGGAAGGTCCAGGCCGCGAGCCCGGCCGCGATCGCAGCGACAGCGGCCCAGCCGAACCACGACGCGAGGCCGCCAACCCCAGAGTCGCGGAGCGCGGCCAGAAATCCCAGGATGGCCCCAATCAGGAATAGGACCCAGGCAAACTTGCTAGGCATAATGACAGCCACCTTCCATGATAGAGCTGTATTGCGACCCATACGTAAAGGCCATTGATAGCGGGAAAGGCACAGACGATAAGGCATTCCTCAAGAAAGGACATAAATGACCTCCTCGTCTGCACATGAAACACCAGGAACAGCGCGCACTGGGCCAGAGCCTATGCGTCCCGGTCGCCATGATGTGCGCGGCGGGGGGTCCTCCCCCACCCCCGCTCGGGCCGGCCCGCTCCGGGTCCTCCGGCGCGCGGCTCGATGGCCATGGGCCGTCGCGAGGCCGGGCAAGGATGGCCTTAGGCAGCCAAGGGATTCCCTATAGCAAAGGGATTCCCTTATGTATCGCATTAGAGCGTCAAAGGAATGCCCCTGCTTATCATAGAGATGCCCTGCCCCTAGAGCATAGGGTCCTCCTGCTGCCCTACGCATTACGGCCTTCTATGACGCTCGCTTCTTTTTCCGGGAGCACGTATCCGGGATGCCTATCCGGAGCCCTATAGCGGAGGGAGCGGATACGCGAGCGCGCCGCATTTGCCTGACCGGAGGTACGTTTCTGGTGATGCGTTTGGCATATGCCCCGGAGTACCTCTAGCCTGTGGTCGGAGGGATCGCCCATATGATCGACCTCCGTCGAGTCCTGCCCGCAGGGTCCTTCCTCGCCCGGAAGGATTCCCCACCTACAGACCGGGTCACGGGCAATAACCCGGTAGGCAATGCTGCCCCAGCCCGGAGGCAGGGGAATGGTACGCCTACCGGAATATGGCAAGACGGGCTCCGGCGAGAGTCCTGGACACGTTAACCCGGATTATACGCCATGGGCATCCGGCCGTAACTGACCATCTACTCCGCGTAGTCTTGAGAGTAAGCTAGGGACCGGCGAGGCCGGAACCCATCATCCGCGTCCGGTTGCGACCGGGTAGCGCTTAACGATGCGCTGGACTTCCGGTCTTGCCCTTCATACGCTATAATTGAGCTAGTCCGGTTCCGTGAGGACCAGGGGACGCTCCGGCCGTTAGGTTCGGCCGGATGCCGGGAAGCGTGAGCCGACCGGGTTGACCGTCCCGCGTAAGTGCCCCTGTTGTAGAGCCCTAGCGGGTGGGGGAGATACTCCTCACGGTTCCGGGCTCCGGAGGCCGCGACCCGCGACTAGAGGCAGCTAGCGGCCTCCGGCCCCACAGACGGGAAACCCGCTCCCAGCGCTGCGGCCGTTAGGGAGCGGGTTTCTCCATAGGAGGACTAATGCGAGTTGCCTACCCGTTCCGCATAACGGACAAGTACATCTGGGCCTGGACTTTCCGCCGTGACGCATATGGAGGTCCCATTCTCCATACGCTCCGGCTCCGTCGCTTCCCGAACCGCATCATCCTGCTAGAGCACATAGAGCGGGAGGACTAATGCCACGGGTTCAGGCTGATTCGCCATTTATCAAGTGGACGGGCCAGGGGAAGCGGACCAGGACAATGGCCCCATCCGAGAATACACTCCGCGAGCGCAAGGCATCCACCCATGACGACTTGTGCGTTACGATCTCCGGCCTCAGCTATTGCTGGTGTAAATGTACGCAATGCTGGGACGCTCTAGCGCGCCATTGTATCTGCGTCGCCTGCCGGTGCCGTAGGACGCTCTAGCGCGAGCCCTAGGCCGGAGCCCGGCCGGAGCGCTCCGGGCCGTCTCCGGCCGTCTCCGTCGCGGGCAGGCTATGGCATTCTCCGGCAGTCGTTTACCGCTCGCGTCATCTTGATGCGGATTTCCTTGCCGACCAGGAAGTCCGGGGCCAGTAGCACTGGGTCCAGTAGCAGCAGCATTGGCATCTTGGTCGCCGGAGTTAGCCCGGCCGTCGCGAGGTCCTCAAGCGTGTATGCGGGCTCGCCGTTTTCATTGAAGACCACTCCGGCCGCGAAGTCGAGTTTACATGATTCGTGTATGATAAGCCAGTCGAGATTCGCGAGGACTAGCCTTGTTTCGTCGCTTAGCATTGCAACTCTTTCCTATAGGTAATTCGTGACCTTTTCTGAGGGTATTTTCAGGGGGTATATTTTCAGGGGGTATATACCCCCTGACCCGCCCGATCGCCCTATATCTTAGGTATGTTTACCTTTACTTTTATATATAGCAGGGCTCCGGAGGGACCGGCCCAGGGGGTATATATACCCCCTGGGCTTACCCCCTGGATTTCTTGCTATACCATTCTGCTGGCTGTCCCTGGTATTCACCTCTCTCGACGGCTATAATTCCTGCCTTTATCATATCATTCAGGGCTACGCGAAGCTCTGGTAGACGGCCTTTGAATTTCTTGCCTAGGGCTCCGCGAGATATCCGGCCATCCTTTGGTATATGACTAAGAACAGTCTTCCATAGTCGCTGATTCTCTGTCCTAGCCTTGACATCCTCAGAGGCGATATCCCGGTAGCCTGACATACGGCCTTCCTCGCGGGCTCCGGCGAGCTTCTGCCTCCGTAGCGCAGCCCTACAAGCCTCCCGGAGCCTATCTGAACGCTCCATGGCGTAGGCGGCCAGACGCCAGTCCTCGTCTGTAACTTCTGTGCGGCGCGCGAGGAGTGCGAGCCCGGCCGCAAACTTCTCCTGGGCGTAAAGGTGATGGCTCTTGAATCGGTCGCCCTGTCCCTTAATGGCAAGGTCCCGCGTTTCCTGAATCTCGGAAGCGGCCTCGTCGCAGATGATAAAGTACTCAGTAGGCTCTCCGCGCGCGCAGGCTTCCTCGTCCACACTTATGCCGTTCGGCAGAGACCATTTAATCCGGTCGGGCTTAGGCGGCTTGACGTCCGGGGCCCATGGGTCGATTGCGTCTAGGAATATCCACCGCTGGGCGAATCCGGAGCCTGTGTCACTGACGATGACGCTAGAGCGCTCCGGCTGTACTCCGGCGACGAATACGCCACGGTAGGTAAAGGCCGGGACCATTACCCGCGAGGCCGGATTACTATAGCCAAAGCCAAGCTGTTCGCCGGAGAACAGATAGCGGAGCTGGGAGGTAAGCGTCTCACTACTCCGGCCGACCATCGCGCTGAGCGTGTCAATCTCATACGCCGTGATAATGGAGGTATGCGAAACGAGCTGCTGAATGCCTCCGGCCCGGAATGCGTAGTTCTTGACCAGTCCTTCACCGGAGCCGACCGGAATGCGGTCAGGCCTCATGAACGGGTTAATCTCCCGGCCGTCCGCGCTCGCCTTTGGCTCCTCAATGTCTAGGGCCATACGCGCGACGGCAGCAGCCCCACCCTTGCCGGCTCCGGAGTCGCCGGTAATAGCCAGGAGCATATTGAGGGTGCCGGGTCCGACGATAATATCAGGAAGGGCATAATTCGGCGGGACGCGGGCGACAATCTCTGCCAGGACCTCTCCGAGCAGAGCCCACGGGGCAACCCTCTGCGCCTGAGCCCATTGCCGGATTGTCGTAAGCTCCTCGCGGCTATTCCAGAACCATTCCTCGCCGTCCTCTCCGGCGAGGTGCGGAGTCATAGCGGCGATGTCGGCCAGTAGCCGTTCCTCCTCTGCCGTCGTGACTACCGTCTGGGAGGAACCCAGAAGCTCCTGGAGCCCTTCTATGGTCCACGGGTCACGCTCGTCATAGGCCGGTAGGGCTTTAGCTAGGAACGGCAGGAAGGCTCCATTAATCGCCTCGCGCGAGGCTTCCCGCTCTAGCGCGTTCAGGAGCATCAGGACGGCCTCATGCTGCTCGCCAGACCTCGCGGCTAGGGTCCTCGCCATAAGATCGCCTATGTAGCCCGGAGAGGCCGCTAGTGCGGATGGAGTCCGCCGTGACCTGTACTCCGCGAGCGAGCGGATCAGCTCCAGCGAGCCGCGCGCTAGCTCCCTCCGCGAGCTAATGACGCGGTAGAGCCGGCCACTAGGGTGGCGAGAGCCCGGAGCCCCAACAAACCCATTCGTCTTGAGGGTGCCTCCAGGGATGTCGCCCTGGCGCGGCCACTCCTCTACAGGAACGGAGGCCCGGAGCGAGCGGCAGTCCAGGTAAAGGTGATACCCGCCTTCCCGGCCGGTCGCCACCCGGACCGTATCCGGGACAATATGACTTAGCTCCCAGTCATCGAATTCAGCCGGGTCGTCAACGTCAATAGCAATAAGGCCGGTCCGCCACGAGCAGGCGAATCCTACCTGCCACCTATTCGCCCAGAGCGCAATATCTTCAGCCGACTCCACGACCTCCGGGCCATTAAAGTGGAATTCTGCTCCGGAGCCGTCGCGCCGCTTGCCTCGCGCGCTGATCTTAGTCCTGGTCCGGATCCAGGGGTGAACCGGGAGCCCACATTCCTCGTACAGCCACGCCATTTCCTTTTGCGTATCGCACTCGGTTATGTCGGGAACGATTAGCTTTCCCTTAGCGGGAAAGTCCGCTATACTCATAACTGTCGCCTTTCGGGTAACGGCTTAAGGCAGATAAGTGGGGCTCCCGGTCACCGCCGTACCGGGAGCCCTATTTTACGCCTGTATCAATCCTCATTACTAGACTCGCCTCCCTCTATTATACGCTCCACAGAACACGCCAGTGGCTGGGCTTTACGGCTCCGGCCCGATCGGGTACCCTTCTAGATGAGCGCGCTGTCGAGCGTCCCAGGCCTCTCGTTCGGGTATTCCTTGCCTACCTGGGGATTGCGCGTAGGGCCGGCCATAGCTTCGCCTCTATGGCCGGCCTTCCTCATCAATAGGGAGCAAAATGACGACGCCAACGCTACACGTCCTCGGGATAGACCCTGGCGGGACGACTGGATGGGTACTGCTGACCGTCTCGCGGCTCGCTATCTTTGCGGGCGAGGCTCCGGAGATCCTTGAGTGGGACTACGGCGAGCTGACCGGCCCGGAGCCGCGACAGGCGACTGAGATAGCCCAGATGTGCCGCGAGATACAGGGACTCGACTACAAGACCGGACCGGCCGTCATGTCGGAGGCCTGGACGGCCGACCCCACCTTTCATTCGACGGACCAGGAGCAGTATAGCCCTATCCGGATTAATGCCCAGCTTGAGCTTCTTCACTTTCAGGGCAAGATGGGTGACTCGACGCTCCACTTCCAGCCCCGGACGATTAAGGCCGGCAAGGGAGTCCGCGACGACAAGCTCAAGCGGCTCGGCATTTATGTCCCCGGCTCCCAGCATATTCAGGACGGGGCCAAGCACGCGCTCAATACGCTCCGGCGAGCCCGCGAGTCCTTTGACTTCGCTCTTGAGCTTTGGCCCTATCCGGCCAGCGGCCTGCCCTAGATTCCGTTACCGTATCGTTATCGTCCTCCGGTAACCCATTCATGGTCATAGCGCGTCCCCTAGATAGCGCGGAACGTCCGCGCCGATAGGGAGGGACATTCATGTCCATTCGTAGGCTCGTAGTAATCGGCCTCGCGACGGCTGGCCTTGTGGCCGGTTCCGCGACAGCCGCATTCGCCGGAGGAGTGCCTACGCCCACTCCACAGTTCGGCGGACACGTCAGGGTCCATCCGGTGAACTGGCAGTTCGACCTGGAGCAGGCTCAGATCGGGCTCCACAACCTAGCGCTCGTGGAAGGCTCCGGCGCTATCCCCATGACTGACTGGACCGATACCCAGCTCACTCCAAACGTCGACAAGTTCTCCCTGGGCCCGAATTCCGTGACCCTGTGGCACGACGCACTCCCGGTCCCGCGCATCGACCTCAAGACCTGTACGGTTCTGTTCGACCAGAACGGGCGCTTCCGGGTCCTCAACGGAACCGGGACCGGAGCGGGATTCCAGAGCGTCAACGGGACATTCGAGCTTCAGGCCCTGTTCTCGTTCGCGGAGCGCGCGAGGTCCGGCCACTACGGCCACTCCAGCGCGGTCTGCCCGCTACCGGCGAACCCGTTCCTGGTCCGTCATCTCATCCTTATCGGATCTGGGCTTCCGGCTCCGGTGTTCTCCAACGTCTCCGTCCAGGGTGAGGCCCTGCTCTTCCGGGTCCTCCAGCTTCCGAAGGTGTTCGCGCCTACCGCGAGCCCGTCTGACTACGTCACTCCGTCCGCCACCGATACCACGACCGCTCCCTAGGCCCTGGACGGCCAGCCCGCCATGGCCGTCCCTCCGCGAGCCCGGCCGGATGTCCGCTGTCCGGCCGGGCTCCCTGTGTCAGGAGGACATTACTGTGAAACGCTTCCGGGCCTTCCTCCGCGCGGTAAGATTCCGGTACCGCAAGGAACTCAGCCGATACGAGAGGACGGAGCCTATGCCCAAGGCTGAAGTCTAGACATTCGTTACCAGCCTCATGCCGGGGCAAGAGAGAGGCGAAAGTGAATTACGCAAGTTACCAAATCAATGTTCCGGGGACCTTCCTGGGCGACCAGACGGCCTACCTGGATATTGAGACGCGGAAAGTACCTTGCGAATGGTCCTTCCCGAATGGCACTCCCCTCAGCCGCCGCTGGATGGCGTTTATCGCCGGAGTCGCGGTGAAGGGCAAGATCACGATAATCGAGTCGGCCGGAGACGAGCACAGTTTCCTGTCCGGCGTGCGGATGGCGATCGGAGAGGCCGACACCATCATCTACCGGGCCACGAACAAGTTCGATGAGGGAGTACTCAAGGGACGCTATACCTACGCGCGGCGAGGACTCGCGGAGGTGGCCTTCTACCCGGCTATGCCGGACGCGGAGGAACTGACCTGGGACCGGAGGCGCGACCTCGGAGCCCTGGAGGGAGTCCGCGAGCGGGAGCTAGACAGCCGCTACGTCTCCGTGACGTACGAGCGGAACCCTGGCCTCGTCCTCGTCCACAACCTCCGGGACGTGGTGGAACTCATCCTCGCGTACGGCGAGCCGGACGCGGAGGCCGACACCTGGGGCCGTAAGGTCCTGACGGACCTGGATTTTGCGGACGCGGAGCTGTTCGGTCCGTCCGGAGTTTGACCCTTACTGGTGCGGACCAGGTAGTTCGCAGCTCGCCGGAAAAACTTCAAGAAAACTTGGCCCGGACGGCTCCAAACCGTCCGGGACCGGGTATAGTTGCCCTAGCGGCCGGACGAGACGGCCGGAGGCGAAAGGCGAGAAAATGTCCGAACTGAACGCGAACGAACTGAAGACCCACCTCCGCGACTGGATGCGGAAGCCCACCCCCGAACTGGCGGCTCACCTCCGCGAGGACCACGGGGTTGAGGGAACGATCTCCACCCAGAAGACTGCGGTCGTGAAGCTCCACGCCGACCACCACGGTTCGGCTCCCCTGACCGGCGCGGACGCGGTAGGCGCGACCGTCGCGCCGGAGCCCGCGAAGCGTCCGGCCGCGAAGCCCGCGACCAAGCCCGCTCCCGCGAAGCCCGCGACCAAGGCTCCGGCCCGGAAGGCTCCCGCGACGGCGAAGCCCGCGACGGCGAAGCCCGCTGTTAAGGCTCCGGCCCGGAGGACCGCTCCGGCTAAGGCCGCTCCGGCTAAGGCCGCTCCGAAGCCCGCGACCAAGGCTCCCGCGAACGGTGCGGCCGCGAACGGCTCCGCTCCGGCCGCGACGGCGAACGCGACCAAGCACGATCTGGCAAAGCGCCTGATCGACATGGTGGCCCGCGAGTTCGCCGGAGAGACGGACGAGAACAAGGCCAAGCTCTCCTACTGGCTCCACGGCCTTCCGACCGGCTACCCGAACGGTGGCGGTGGAGGCTACCTCCGCTACTGGCCGGAAGGGCTCCCGCGTCCGACCACGGCCGGATGGCGCAAGCCGGAATAGGACCGCGAGCGCGAGCCCGGCTCCGTACGGAGCCGGGCTCGCTCGCGCTTAGGCGAGGAAAGTGATATGAGCGGACTTTACGGCAAGACTCCTACCGACCGGAGCCGGAGGCCAGGATACCTCCGGAGCCTCCGTCAGTTTAAGCGAGAGGCCCGGAAGCGCTACCGGCTAGCGCGGGTCCTCCGGCGACTCCTCTGGGCCGCTATGGCCTTCCTAGCGCTTGTCATTGCTATGGGTATCATCGGCTCCGTCTCGGACCACGGCCCGCAGGGCAGCCGGACGAGTATCACTAAGCAGGCCGGGTGAACAGCGGCTGGGCTTCCTCACGGGATGAGACCACGCTGATCGAGTACGCGACGGAGCCGACTCACCGGAGGCCCGTTCCGCTCCCTCCGCATCCGCCTAGGCGACGTACGCGCCGCGAACGTCGCCGGAGCCGTCGCGGGACCGGAGCCCCAAGCCGGGCCGTTACGGTGGCTCTCGTCGCCTTCTGCGCTCTCCTCCTCGCGCTGATCATGGTCGTGGGGAACCTGTAGGAAAAATCTCAAGAAACTGCGCCGCGAGGTCTAGACGTACCCGGCTGCGCGGCGTAGCCTTGAGCTATAAGTAAAGAGGTAGGGCACGAACCGGGATCTAGGCCCTGAGTGACCAGGGGACGGATAAGACCGACATGCTAACGGAGTCGCGGGTGATGGGCTCCGGCCGGAGGTAAGTCCCTCCGGTTGGGACGGGCAGGTGCGCCTCTTTACTACTAAGGCGAAAGGCAAGGAAAATGAAGGTCTTCCAGGCGAATGTGAAGGCGATTGTAATTGTCGGGATCGTCCTGACGTTTCTCGCCAAGGTCCAGGTCCGGGCGAACGTCGCCGGAGCCTCCTGCTCGTTCAGCGTGCTGTCGCTGATCGCCGGAGTCGTGGCCTTCCTCGTCCTCGTGGGGATTGCGGTCCTTGTCTACCTGATCACCCGTTCGTTCCGGGCCGGAATCTACCAGCCCCGGCACGCGAGCTAAGGACCCGAGATGAATGGCGAGCTTGAGCCTGATGCCCTAACCGGGACCGTCCGGCCTCCGCGCGAGGCGTGGACCGTAGCCAAGAAGAATGAGATCATCGGATACATAATCGATACCCAGTCGGCCAACCAGAATGACGAGGAGTCCGGAGAGAAGCACCTAGCCAATCCGTATTACGCGCTGGAGGCGATTGAGGCCGTCCTCGCGGATAACCGGAACAACGGAGCGCTTCGCCAGTTCCTTGAGGCTCCGGCTCGCGCGGAGGCCGGACACGAACTGGAGGAATGGCGATGAGCCACTCTAGGGGATTCCTCCGGGGAACCTGCCCCGGTACGCTCCGGAAGTCCGGCCGGGCCCACGACGGGATCCAGCAGTGGAAATGCGGACGCTGCGGAGCCATCTATAACAAGAAGGTCCGGGCCTGCTGGCGACACCAGTTCGAGAACTCCGGCGATCCCGACCACGGCCGCCAGAAGCAGAAGTGCGCTAAGTGCGGCCGGAGGACTACGGCCCAGGTAAGCGCCTGCGGATTCCTCCAGCGATGCCGTTACCATCGATGCGACAAGGTGACCGGACTTCATTGCCGCCGCTGCGGGAGAGGACGAGGCTAATGAGCGACTACTTTGTTCTGTGCCTTAGCTGCTACTACAAGGGCCTGATAATCGCCTGGCTCTTTGCGCAGGGGAGGTTTATGGAAGCTGCTATTCTCCTCCTCGCGCCGGAGTAAGCTAGGGGAGCCGTAACTGGCGGAGAAGGGAGGGAGCCTATGAGGCAGGAGAAATAGCGCGAGCATGAAGCAGCAGAGCCCGGCCGACTGGAAGCGGCCGGGCTCTCCAGCATTAGCGGGCTGGCGCTCCGGGATTGATTACCAGGAGCGCGACGAATGCCGCAACGATAAGCGCGAGGAGGATAAGCCCCAGGACGGACTTCCAGACCGCTGGTTCCTTACCGTGGCGCACCGGACTCGCCCCACTCGAACCGGGCCATCCTCGCGGCCTCCAGCCCGTCCTCAGCCCACGGAGGGAACCCGAACGGGAAGCCCGTGATAAGCTTCTGGGCCATGAACTCCGTAGGCTCTACGGCGACCCTAGGCCGTTGCAGGGGGCACCCTGGCTCGGACGGGTCCCACGGTACGGCCCAGAGCTGGTTATGGAAGTGAAGCTGAACAGGCCAGAGGATGGACCGGGCGCGCGGGACCTCGCCCAGGACCACGACATCGTTGCCGGAGCCGCAGGCCGCGAGCGCGGAGGCGATAGCGCAGAGACGCTCAACCGACTCCATATTGAGAATGCCCTTGACCTCTACCCACTGGCCGGCCTCCAGCCAGAAGTCCGGGAGGTAATTGTAGCGTCTGCCCGGCGTGTCGATCCGGAAGCCTTCTACCTCATAATGCCACTTTAGTCCGACCTCGTCAAAGAACACTGCCCAGCGTGCCTCAAGGCGGGACCGGAAACGGTACCCGCCATAACGAGTCTCTATCGCGCTAATAGCCATACCCTAAGCTTACGCTTTCCTGGACCAGAGAGTAAGATTAACTAAGGAAATCGACCGGGAAGGATGGGCCATGCCTCAGGACCTAATGGGAAAGATCAAGCACCACATAAAGCTCGCGGACGAGGCCGAAGGTACGGCCTCTGAGAATAACTGGGCAGCCGCCCGGTATGTCTGGGAGGCCGTCCGGGAAGGAATCGTCCAGAAGGACATCGCAGAGGAAACCGGCAAGTCGCAGGCCCATATTACCCGGCTCAAGAAGTGCTGGGAAATCCGCGTCGTCAGCCAGGGCCTCCGGCGTCCGGTCTACGCAGAGCTAGGCAACTTCTACCAGTTCTACAATTCGCCAGAGGTCCGGGGAGAGCCGTCCGACCGGAGCGGCTCCGGCTCTGGCTCCGGCCGCGACGGCGACCGGGACGGCGAGCGTGGCGACTACTCGACAAGCGGCCTCGTATTCCGGGCGCGTTCTGCGGTCGATGCGCTTTACCGGAACCCTGCTCACATCGATTCGATTACGGACGAGGACGTGGATGCTCTGCGGGAAATTCAGGGCCGAATCCGCGAAATCCTCCGCCAGCTCCGCTTACGCAGCGTATAGCAGCGTAATCGACTCCGCGTAATCATATCCAATTACTCCGCGTATTCCCGGCCGCTTATGCCGCGAATCCGCTTTATCACCGCCAATTACGCAGCGTATTCTGCCTAGCGCTTTCCGCGAATACGAGCTAGCCTCTCGACTAAGCGGCTCCGGCCGGAGGGTGGGCCTCCGCGCCGGAGCCTAGGAACCTAACGGGAGGCTCCCTATGCCGGACTCTAACGCGAAGGCACCGCGTATGGCGAGGCTGAGCCGCTTTATCGCGACCGCCACGAGCCGCTTTATCTGGCTGCTCGTACTCGCTCCTATCCTGGGGCTTTCCGCGTACAGCCTATACTGGGTCGGCCGCTATTTCGCGGTACCGCCGCTTATCGCGGCAACGATCTCTACCTGCTTTGACGGGGCTGCGCTTAAGTCGGCCGACTATTCGCTGAAGTACGCGCAGAAGGGCCTAAGCGGTACGCTGCCACGGACCTTTACGCGCATCCTTGCGGTCACCTCAGCTTTCCTCCAGACGTTTCACGCCCGGCTCGCGGGCGAGCCTCCGGGAGCCTGGATCCTGTGGGCGAGCCTCCCGATCATTGCTACAATCCTCTATGAGATCCATTTGCGTCTGGAGCGCTACCGGGCTCTGGCCCGGACCGGCAACATTTACCCGGCTCCGCTCCCGCAGTGGGGCCTGGCGTCCTGGTGCCTGTTCCCGTTCCGGACGCTCAATGACTTCCGGGAGATCGTCCAGGCCCGGAGTAACGCGCTTAAGCAGGGCGGCCTCACGGTCATTGCGGACTTCACGACGGAGGTTTCCCGGCTCCGGCATACCCGTGAGCGGATTGACGCGCTACCGCGTCCGCAGGCCCCGGAGCGCGAGCAGGAGGCTGATGTAGCGGCTCCGGAGGTTATGGAACAGCACCGCGAGCGGAGGCGGGAGAGCAAGCCTCCGGCGCGCGAGCGCAAGGCTCCGGCCCGTGGCTCCTGGGCTGAGCGGCATAGCCCGGAGATCCGTATGCGGGAATGGGCCCTACAGCAGTCGGCCTTCCGCGCTCGCGTGGGCCAGCGTGGCCGGCTCCCGGCCGACATCAAGGAAGCCTATTACGTGGCGTTCCCGGAGGAGAGGCCGGCATAATGATTGGCGAGCTGCTCCGCGCGACCCACGCTCCGGCCTGGGTGGTCTTTGCGGTCGTGTTCGGGCTCTATATCGGTACGGTCGGCTGGTGGCTCATTAACGGGTATACCCGCGAGCTATTCGGCAGCCCGCTCCCGCATATGGGCCGGATCCATCACGTTGTCTTCAACTTCCATACCGGGCTCCCGGTTAGCCGCAAGAGCCACGGCGATGAGCGCAAGCTGAAGAAGGCCGCATCCAATTCGCGGGTAGCGACTCCAGACGGCCTTATGGTCTATTTCCATCCGTGGCCGCGCTGGGCTAGGGCTCTCCGGAATAACCTCATCATTATGACCTGGCTCCTCGCGTCCTGCGGAATGGCCCTTAATCCATCCGCAACGGTCCGGACGATGACGCTGCTCTTCCTCGCGCTGATCGTCCTCTGGGTGTGGCGCTTTGTCGCGAGGAAGCGCGCCAAGTTCCTCCAGTCGCATCCCGTCTCGCGTCCGGCCGCAACCCGGAGCGCCAAGGCCAAGATCATCCTCAGGAGCGATGACACGACCGTAGGCGAGACGGCGAAGCTTGAGGACGAGACGAGGCCGCAGCTAGAGGGAGTCCCACAGACGGTCCTCGCTAACCTCCTCGCGCCAAAGATGGGGTGCTCGACGGATGAGCTACTGCGCCGCCTGACGATGACGGCCGACCGGGGAGAGATCCGGCTACCGGATTCTTACTCAGCCGTCAAGCGGACCCGCGAGGAAGTAGAGGAGGTCATTGAGGCCCATACGCGCGGCAAGGTCCGGTTCGAGTGGAAGACCACTGACACTCCCCGGACGCTCGCCTGGCTTCCTGTGGTTGTGCCGAAGCTCCCGACTACGGTATCAATCCTGGAGTACCTGGACCAGATAGAGAAGCTAGGCCCGCGCCAGACCGGCCTTGGAGTCCGGGCCGACCGGACAATGTATGTCCAGAGTCACCAGGGCGACCTCCCGTGGTGGTGTGACTTTATGGGCTCCGGCTGCGGGAAGTCCACCAAGCATCTCGTCAAGGCCGCGCAGATAGCGCACAAGGACCCGCTAGCCCGGATCCACTGCTTTGATACCAAGCAGGTTAGCTTTGAGGCTCTCCACGGGATTCCGGGGATCTACATCTATGACAACTCCGTCACCGGAATGGAAGAGATCTGGGGCGGGCTCTACTCGCTCGCGAAGCTAGTTGAGTCCCGGTACACGGCTGTGCGGGAAAAGCGGGCGAGGCTCGCGGACTTCCACGACGAATGGGTTCTTGTCGATGAGGGGAACCATCTAGGCGGCAAGCTCAAGAACTACTGGGCCAAGACCCTGGGTGAGACCTCCGCGAGCCCGGCCATATGGGCCGACGCCATCGCCCCCATTCTCCAGACCGGCCGACAGGCGAACGTAATTGGCGAGTGGATGTTCCAGGACCTAACCGACCGGGCGATGGGAGGCCAGTCCCTCAAGTTCGCCTTTAGCGCGTTCTGTGCGGCTGGGTTCCTCCCGAACCAGTTTGCCCGGACGATTGGGACTCCGGCTGAGGAGTGTATAGAGGGACCGGGTAAGATACTAGTGTGTCAAGGCAATAAGCGGGTCTGGACCCAGGGCTTCCACGGTGACGAGCAATGGCTTCACGACTACGCGCTAGAGAACAGGAAGGGCAGGAGTTATGAGGCAGCGTAAGGAAAGGGACACGTGGACCAAGCGCTACGGCGACTGGTGCCGGAGGCAGGGCCGGACGGCCCAGTGCTCTCCGGCCCTGGGGGTCCTCGGGATGATCGTCGTATTCGCGGGAGTGATCTACGTTTACCGTCAGATCATCCTGACGACGATCATGACCGCCGTCCTCGCCGCGCTGGGCGTGGCGCTCATGGTCGGAGCCGTCGCGCTCACGGTCAACACGATCCGCTGGTACCGGAAGCGCGAGCGCGCCATGGCCCTGGACCCGTCCGCGTCTGCGGCCCTGGACTACCTCCCGGACCGGGACCTGGACCGGGAGACTCTCAGGCGGGAAGTCGACTGGCTAGCCGATGCAGGTTCGGAACTGGTTTTCGACAGCGACGGCAATCTGCACGCCAAGCACGGAACTGATTCCTGATGATCCGGCTGGCTCTCGTCCTTGGGCTCCTGGCCGTACCGGCCGGGCATCAGATCGTGAGCCACCGGGTCCTCGCCAGGACGCTCCGGGCCGTGACACCGCTCCACGGCCCGGAGCCCGCTCCTACCGCCCACGAGCTAGCCCACCGGGCGCGGAGCCGGAGGCTCCGGCTCCTGGCCGACTCCGGCTGGCTCGCTTACCTCGCGGGTGTCCTCGTCCTCGCGCTGATCCTGCGCTAGCCAGATTTTGTCGAAAACAATTTAGACTTCAAAGTTTCTCAAACTTTTTCTGGCAAACCGTTCGCTCCGGCCCTGGCATCGGGTAGAGTTGCCCTAGGCGAACGAGAGAAGCGAGAAAATGACTAAGATCACGGTTCTGAAGAGGAACGGCCAGGAAGAGATCCACCGGCCCGGATGTAAGGACCTCAAAAACCGGCGAGGCTTCGCGCACGACTCCGATGCGTGGACCCTGGAAGTCGAGACTCTGGAAGACCTCTACCGCGAGTACTGGGACTGTATCGCCGATGAGCAGCTTGGCGAAGGTCAGTATGACACGCTGGAGCAGGTCTGGTGGGCCTGGCGGAGCGAGTTCAAGCTAATGCCGTGTGCCGGCCCGGTCCCGGAGATGCCGGAGCCCGGCTCCGTAAAGCCCGCTAAGCCGTCGCGGAGCGAGGCTAAGGCCGACCTAGCGCGCCGGATGATCCTGGCCGTCTCCGAGGTTCTCAAGAGCGCGGACGGGTCCGAGTGCTTCCGGGCCGGGATGACAGAGGACGAGGCCCGTCAGATAGCGGCGAACTGGATGGCCCACCTCCCGGCCGGTCGCGACGGCGACAAGCCCTGGTGGCCGGAGAGCCTCCCGGAGCCGACCGCAAAGCGCTGGGGCTGAGTCCCCGGACGAGGCCCGGAGCCGTCCGGCTCCGGGCCGGACCTAATGAGAGGATGAACGATGGGCGTCAAGGAACTGGAAGCCGCGCTCGCGGAGCAGGAACGCCGCGACAACGAGGACAAGCTAGCGCGCGACGCACGCCACCGCTGGGAGGAGACTCACCCGGACCTCCGCGACGAGTAGACGGCCGGAGCCCGGAGCCCGGAGCCCTAGGCTCCGGGCTCCAAAGTTTCTCAAAGTTTTTCTGGGAAACCGTTCCGTTCGCGCGGTTCACAGGGTAGGCTTGCCGTAGGCGAGCGAGAGGAACGGGAAGATGAAGGAAAGCCCGGAAGCGATTGAGCTTTCGCCGGAGGAGCTTGAGGCGGCGCGTGAGCTTGCGGCCGCGATCGGTGCTCCGGTCCTCGTCCTTGAGGTTACCTCCGTTGAGGTAGTCTAGTAAGACCGTCCCGCCGCACGGGACGTTAATTGGTGCGCCGGACCCGAACGAACGAGAGGCGAAAATGTCTGACAAGGACCTAACCCCCGTAGAGCGCGAGCTATCCGAGACGGCCTTCAAGCTCGCGAACGCGGTAGCGTCGCACGGAGAGCTTGCCGGCTACTGGGCTGAGGAGCTGATCCCTCCGATGTCTGAGGATGAAGTCCTCTCGTCCGGGCTCTACCCGCGCCTGGGCTCTCCGATCCCGCGCGCCGGATTCACCCTCCACCACGGCGACAAGGCGTACCGCGTCATCGTCGTGGAGTACGAGGACTAGACGGCCGGGCTGCCTTTGACGCCGCAGCCCGAACGAGGCCGGAGCCCTAGCGGCTCCGGCCTCAAACTTTTTCCACGAAAGTTCAAGATTCTGGCAACTTTTGTCTTCTTTTGCCTCAAACCTCGGGTACGATTGCCGTAGGCGAACGAACGAGGTAGGCGAGGACGAGATGGCGGAACGAGCGGGTGGCGATAAGCGCGGGAGCGCTGCGAGCCGTCGCGCCAGGAAGAACTGGCTGCTCGGTGCGGTTGAGGACCGGAACCTGGGATGGGCTCCGTTCGGCGGTAACGGGACTACGGTCCCCTGCGTTTTCTGCCGCGAGCCGCTGACCTTCGCGACCGTTGAGGCTGACCGGATCGTTCCGGGCGGGTCCTACCGGCGTGAGAACGTTCAGCCGGCCTGCCGGAGCTGTAACCTCGCGAGGTCCGATGACGGCGACCTCTCGATTGACGAGATCGCGGAGCGAGTGCTCCTGACCGTCGCGCGGACCGGCCGTAAGGTCCCGGCTCTAGCCGTCTGAAACTTATCAAACTTTTTCTGGCAAACCGGAAGGTTCCGGCCTCCGGTGGCGTTATACTTGACGTAGGCGAACGAGCGAACGAGAGATGACGATGACTGAGATGACCGTAGGCGAGGCGCGAGCCCGGAAGTATGCGGCCCTAGCGGAGCGCTACCGGCTGACTGCTGAGGTCAAGGTTGAAGAGAAGCCAGCGGAGTACTGGGACAATGGTGACCTGATGTACCCGGCCTCCGTTATCGCCTCCGTCTCGATTCGCGAGGACTGCCTGTTTGGCGACTACTTGACGTACGCCTGGCGCTCCGTCCTCCCGTCTCAGGACCGGAAGGCGACTACTCGCGGGCTCCCTGGGATCAAGATCAGGGGAGCGGCCGTGAAGCGTAAGAGCGTCGTCAAGTTCGGGAATGAGGCTGACTTCCGCCGCGCGCTCTCGTCCTATGAGTACCGCGAGGACTCCCCGTACAACGTCCTCCGTCGCGTCAGGTACCGTCAGGAGCACGGTCAGGACCTTGAAGGCTTCCGGCCGGAGGAACTGGCCGTGGTTGAGCAGCTCGTTGAGTCCGGGAAGATCGTCCGCGACGGCGACGGCTACCGGGTCACGGTCAAGCTCTACTGAAAATTTTCCAGGAAAGTTTGGCCTAGATGCTCGTTTTAGGTCAAACCTCGGGTAGACTTGCCCTGTAGGCGAACGAGAGGCGAGGACGAGATGAGCGAGCTGACCGACTGGGCGACGGAGCCGTGCGAGAAGCACTGGATGACCTCCTGCGCCGACTGCCTGAAGCAGAGCGGGATGCGGCGCGAGGAGTCCGGTACCCTCCGTTACGAGAATGACTGCGGAGTCGATACCTTCGCGGAGATCACCGGAGTCGATTACGACTTTGCGGCTGAGGTCCTCCGCGAGGCCGGAGCGAAGCTAGGGAACGGGACGCGGGTTAGCGTCCTCGCGGAAGCGTTCGCGAGCGTCGGCCTAAATGCGGTCCACCGTCCGGGCCTCCGGCTAGAGGACGCGGAGGCCGCGAGCGCGGACGGCTCGCGCGACTTCTACGTCTGCGGATTCACCCGGACCAAGACCCCCAGGGGTCACGCCTGGACGATCCAGAACGGGAAGCCCGCGCGAGACTACTTCCGGTATAACCGGATCATTTACCGGATCTACGAGGTTACGGCCGGGTAGCGCACGGCGCAACAGACCGGGTATAATTGAGATGCGGCCGGACGAGGCCGCGAGGCGAGAGGCGAGGAAAATGGAACTCAGTAAGGCTCTGGAGCGGGTCCGTCAGCTGATCGAGAAGGCGGAAGCCCCAATCGCGGAAGGCGCGACTCCGAAAGAGGCCGAGGCAACCCGGATTGAGCAAGCGAGCGCGCGGAAGATGGCCGACAAGATCATGGCCGACTACGCGATCCAGGAATGGCAGGCGCTCAAGTCCGGAGGCGCGACTAGCGCCAAGACGGACCGTATCAAGATCGACATCGGAGACGGAGGCGACCCGTTCCTGGAGCGGATGGCGGCTCTCGTTAACGTCGTGGCGCTCCACTGCCGCTGCGTCTCGATCTGGATGAAGGGCTCCGGGATCAAGGACTACCGGAAGGAATACTGCTGGGTCTACGGGTTCCAGTCGGACCTCCGCTATTTCGAGCTTCTGTACACGACGCTCCACCTTCATATGGCCGGCGCGCTCCTGCCGTCGCCGGACCCGGCTCTGACGATGAACGAGAATGCTTACACCTTCCGCCAGGCCGGTCTAAACTGGATTGAGATCGCCGTGGCGTGGGGCTGGTACGAGGTCCCGCGCGAGGAAGGCGAGGCCCGGAACATGTACCGCAACCGCGAGACGGGCGAGCGGGTTTCCTGGGCCCGTTCGGTCGGCCGGATCAAGAAGGCCGCACTCGCGGAGTACGCGAAGCGCGGCGAGACTCCCCCACGGATTCCTCCGTCGGCTGCGCTCAACTTCCGCTACAACGAGATCAACGGCTACATCGCCAAGATCGGCCAGCGGCTCCGCGAGGCCCGGAGCGAAGTTGGATCGGGTGCGGAGATTGTGCTCCGGGACCGGAGCCAGAACGTCGCTGCGGCCGTCGCGGAGGACTTCCCCAACCTGAGTTCCGCCAAGGCCGACACCGTCCGGTTTAACCCGGAGGCGTACGCTCGCGGAACCCGGCACGCCGCGACGGCGAGCCTCAACCCGGAGGCCACGGCCGGGAGCGGGAGCGCTCCGGCCCTAGGCGCGTAGGATCGTAGGCGGCCGGGCTTCCCACGCCGGAGCCCGGCCGCCACGGAAGGCGAATGATGAAGCGCAATCTGGTAATAACCTGGCTCGTCCTGACGGCCGGAGTCGGCCTGTTCCTTGTGATCGGCTGGTTCGTCCTACCGACCGGCCTGCCGTTCTGGCGGATGGCGAAGGGCCTTACCTGCGACATAGCATTGATGAGCCCGGCCATCCGCTACCTCCGGAACAACCCCAGGAAGGCAATCCGATGAATGACGAATTCGATAACCGGAGAGCGGACCTTGAGAAGCTCCGGAACTCAATCCCGGAACTGGAGCGGGAACACGAGCGGATCAACTCCGAGCGAGCCCGGCTCGCAACGGACCAGCCGGAGGGATGGCGGACCCAGTACCGTGTTCTCCAGAGCGAGATTGAGGAGGTATCCCGGAAGCTATCCGTCGCTTATCAGGAACGAGAGCTACACGACCACGGCTGGTAAGGCCGGGAAGGAATGTCATGAGTCAGATGGAATACGGGCGCGAGGCCGACGAGGTGATCAACCTCGCCTTTGAGACCGGCTTCAACAGCGAGCTGCGGCGTCAGCGGGTCGCCAACTTCCTCCGGGAGCTAGTGGCCGCGAGCCACGCCGGGTGTACCGGCTACGGAGTATCACTAACGAGCCCGGAGAGCGATCCTCCGGCCTCCGGGCTCCTGGCCCGCCCCGGACTCCCCTCCGTCGCGGACTGGGCCCGTATCAAGCGTACGATCCCGGAGCGCGAGCCGATCAAGGAGCAGCTGGACGAGGACTGGCCGGAGGCCAGGGAGCCGCGCCACTGGGGAGTCCGGAGACGCTGGTCTCAGCCGCCCCTGGACCCGTGGCCCGATGGCGGGATCGTGATCGACCCGGCCGACCCTGGATCTACCTCCAGGCCAGACGTCACCTCCGGGGAGCCGGAGGCCGAGGAAGGGAAGGAATCATGAACAGGAGGGACCGGCTCATCAGGATGGCCCTGGCGAGCCCGCGTGACCGGGCGAGGCTCGCGGAGGAAGGCCAGCGAGACGAGACGGAGCAGGCCAATGCGGTCCGGGCTCACCAGGCCTCCGTCCGCGCGGAGCGGACCGGCCGGAGCCCGGTCCGGAGGCGGTGGGGAAGCCCGCCATAAAATTTCCCAAGATTCTGCGGCCGGAGGTTCCTGCAGCCTCCGGCCGTAGGGTATAGTTGCTCTTGTAGGCCGGGCGAGTGCCCCGGCCGGGAGAGTAAGGGCAAGGAAATGGCGAGTATTAAGTGCCGGAACGGCGGAACGGTCCACGTCCACGGAAGCGTCCAGGAAGTCAAGGACTGCTACGCGGGCCGTAAGGCGAGCGCTCCGGCTCCGGCCTCCGGCCTCCGGACCTTCCGTGAGAACCGCTACGCGGGACCCTGCGCGGTCTGCGGCGCGAGCGTCCCGGCCGGGACCGGCCGGATTATGCCGAAGGACGGCCGGCAGTCCGGCTATGACGTCCTCCACCTCGTGGGCGAGTGCCCGGCTCCCGTCGCGACGGAGCGCGACCGGAACGAGTACAACCGGAAGGCGCGCGACCTTAGCCCTAGGCGCGACTACTCAGCCGTCACCGGAGGCTACTACGCGACCGTTAGCGCGTCCGGGAACAACGACTATGACTTCTGGTACGTCAAGGAAGGCCGGAAGCCCGGCTACCGTTTCGTGAAGCGCTACCTCGGAGGCTGCGGCCCTATCCGGATCTCTGGCGGCGAGGCTATCCGCGCTCTTGAGGCGATCCTCGCGGAAGGCGTGGAGAAGTGCGGAATCCGGTTCGCGGACGAGCACTGCCGCTGCTGGAAGTGCGGCCTCCCGCTAACCGATGAGCTTAGCCGCTCGCGCCGGCAGGGTCCGGTCTGCTGGGCCAAGAACTAAGAACGGTCCTAGACGGCCCGGAGCGAGAGCCTAGCGGCTCCCTCCGGGCCGTCTCGCGTATCCGGACCTCAACCCGGCTCCGGGCTTCCTAGGCCGTCCTAGGCGCGGTATAATTGTGGTAGGCGAACGAACGGCGAGGCGAGGACAATGACGGACGAGGAACGGCGAGCCCGGAGGCTCGCGACTCACCAGAAGTACAACGCGAGCCTGCTAGGCAAGGCGCGGTACGCGCGCTATGAGGCGAAGCACCCGGAGCGCGCGGAGGTCCGCTGGGAGCCCGCGCGGAACGCGAAGAGGAGTGACCAGGTATGAGCACGCCGGACCCGGCTCTGATAGCCGCTTACGATCAGGCAAAAGCTCACGGAGACGAATTCCTGGCTCGTCTGCGAGCGGTGATCAAAGAGAACACGGCCGGTGAGTCTCCGGCTTCAGCCGCAGCAATCATCAGCATGACCCTGGAAATGTTCCCGGAGCTTACCTTGCGGACCCTACTCCAGGCGGCACTCGTTAAACTGGAGGAATGTGATGGCGATTAACCTAGGCTGTCTTCACTCGAAGTTCGCCTACAACCACTGCGGCGAGATGGACTGCCGGAACTACGTCAATAAGTGCCCGGTCCATTCGCTTACCTCTACCGCAGGAGCGGTCTGTAACCTGACGCGGGCCTCCGTCCTCTCCGGCCTCTCGGACGAGGCGCGGGAGACTATCGACCGGGCCATCAGCCTAAGCCCGGCTCTGGAGGAGACGATCCTGCTCATAGTAGAGCTTGTCTTCCGGGACGGCGAGGAAGCCTGTCCTTACGGCTGTATGCCGATGGACCATCACCCTGATAACCCATAGGGTAAGATAGCTCTAGCACAAGGAAGGCAAGCGCGGAAGAGGCGGGATTATGACGACAAGAATGGCAAAGCTAGTTGCCTGGTATCACGTAAACAAAGACCGCTGTAGGGTCGATACCCTCAAGGGCACTCAATGCGTCAATAGCGCAAGCTTTGTCGCGACCACGAGCCAGAACGGCAGCACCGAGGAGACTCCGGCCTGTAAGCCACACGCCGACATTCTCCGGCTGAACGGATGGCGGGTCCGGCAGGTCCGGACCCGGAGGATAACACTCTAAGAAGGCGAGAACAATGCAACAAGATCACCGGCTGCTTAAGGGAGGCCCGACCAAGGGGCAGAAGGGAGGCCCGCATTCCCTGGATCCGGTCAAGGCGCTGATCGCCCAGACC